ATTCAATCACTCCACTATATGATAAACTCCAAGATTAGGATTCTTGTAGGCATACTTCGCCGGCTCCTCCACCTCCTCACCCCTGGCCACTCTCACAGCCACCTCAGCCCATATCTCAGCCAACGGCGGAGCTTGGGCAGTAATCACCTTACCGTCAATAACAACAGTCCTCATATCCAATATAGCGCCAGCCCTCTTCAGCGGCCCCTTCACACTATGACTATCATAACACGTAACCCTCTTCCCCTCCACAATGTCCACTAATATCGGCACTGTTGCGCAAATAGCCGCCACCACCTTCTCTACACCATACATCCCCTTAATAATGTCCCTAGCCCGACTATCCTCTGTCAATATTCTTTTCCTCTTGGGCTCACCAGACGTAGCAAAGACAATATCGTACTTCTGCGTCCAATTACCCTCCTCCCACACATCACTTATCACCCCACTCAACTCAACAGCAACACTCATATCTTCGGCCCAGATCTCTTTCTTCAGGGCTCTAATATCATAATCCACGCCCTCCCTCTTCAAGACCTTAGTCACGGCCCTTAACTCCACAACATTGAAAATATCAGTAGGCATTATCAAAGCTCTCAATCATTCACCCCATTCATTTAAGCATAACCTTTCGGAAAGTCCTTACCATCACTCCACAACCCAACACTAGTCTCCCCAAACAAATCCTCCTCCTTTATCAACACACCACCATTAAATCTATACAGAACCTCACAGTTACTGCATTGGTACCTATCGCCCGGCGCCCTCCAAAACAGAGTGTGCCCACATTCAGGACAAGTGCAATCATTCAAAACACCTATATCATCTCCAATAAGAAATCTCTTATGACCTCTTAACCAGTTCATTTTATCTTCAGGTATTGGCATTTACTTATCCTCCATTGAGCACACTCTTACCCTATCGTCTTACTCCTATCGCCTTACTCCTATCGCCTTACTCCTTTCCCTTTTCTCTAAATCTCGCCCTCATCCACCTTCTTCTTGGGCTTCGAGGGGCCCCATGCCTCCTCTTCCCAATCAGGGATCTCCTTTCCATCTCTATCGATATCCAGTCTCTTAAAGTACAGAACATCATTCCTCACGACCACCGCTACCGGCATTCTGTGCTTCTTTGCATAGCCCCTCACTGTCATGGCTAAGCTACTAGCGTCCCGGCTAAACTCCTTATTGAACTCCTCCTCCGGTATCTTAGCCATATACATATCCGTCTCTATGAACGCCTTCAACAGGGGATAACTAACCGTCCCCTGCATCTTTCGCTCAGTAGCGACGACTTCGTCTTCTTTTACCGCTTCAAACTTCACCATAGGTTCACTCCCATAGTTATCTCGCGTGAAATTCCCAAATATACTCACTGATACGCTTTCTTATATTCCTCACTCTCCCCACCCTTCACCCTCTTATCCATCTTCACAACACCAACACTCATCCCAGTCAATTCTTCCAAACGTTTCTGAATCAAAGCCTCTTTCTCATCATCGCTAATGTCCATTTCACAAACATCTCTAACCACAACCCTAGCAGCTTGTTGCAACGCATCCTCATCCACACCCTCACACCCCTTACTCCCACACTCCTTACTCTCACACTCACACTTCCCACTTAACTTATCCCATACCAATTTAATCGAATCCAACACCATAGGGATCTTCTCCACTGGCACAGCATCATCTTTCAATACACCAATGACCTTCTCACAAGTTGTCATCAGTGCGTCAAACCTTGACTCCTCCATCTCAATCTGACACAATCTCAAACTTTCCCTCACCTCCACCAACTCATCCACACTCTCCAACATCTTGTCTGGCTGCTCTGTATAAAATATTAACTGAGCTTCTAACCTCAGCTTCTCCACCTCCCCCAATAACACATCCAGCCAAACCGACTTTTCATAACACCTCCTAACATGTGCCTCCACCTCCCCCATCCTCTCCATCAATAACTTGTAAGATTTCTTCGGGTCATCATCATCAATGTTTTGAACAACATCCCTTATACTCTCCCACAATCGCTCAATTTCCTCCTTCTCAACACCCCTATCCCTCAACTCCTTCATCATGCTCAATAACTTATTGAACCCTTTCAAATGTCTATCGCCCACGTTCATATGCATACGTTCATTCCTCATTATAACACCCTCATAGGCCCACGACCTTTTAGTTTCCTACCAACCTTCTTTTTCACAATCTCCAAATCTCTATCATCATACAACCCTATCATCACATTATATTCCGCCTGCACCACACTCCTTAACAACGCCCTATCCTTCTTATAATACCCCACATAACTCTTCGGCGCGCCCCTCTCCTCCATATGTCGTACCTTCATCTCAGTAACATTATCAAACGTAACTAACTCCCTCAACTTCTTCCTTCTTGCCCTCAACATCGGATCCACTTCACCATCCATAATGTAGGCACTCCACTTCTCCTTCATCCACCCCAACAGCTCCGTCTCCTCTCTACCCCTCCACTTAATAGTAACACTCTTAGTTACCTCCTTCCCATCCACCTCCTCTCTATCTGCATACAGCTCCACTCTCTGATCATTATCAAACCATGCCATGGCCGCGAAGCCTGCAAACTTTAAGTCCTTTTCCTTATTCCTCCGCTCCTTAAACTCCTCCTTCAGAGCGTGATACTCCTCACCAGTAAAGAACCAACTAATCATCAACCCTGCCATTAATCACACGCTCCAATACTTCACCTACATCCCTCACAATATAAATATCCAAACTCCCACACACAGGACACAACCTACTCTCTTCAGGCAACTCAATATACACCCCACACTCCGGACACCTAAACCACATCACCCAGACAGGTGGAAATTCCTCCATCATTCCACCTTTGATTTAAAAAAGGTTAACGTATTCCTACATATCGGACAAAATCTACTGTTCATCTTCAACATGAAATTCACATTACATTTGTCACAATAAAAAGGCCCTATACTCATTGCTTCAATCATCCGAACAACTCCTCCAGCCCTGCATTCATTTGTTCCTCATTCACTTACATCCCTACCTTTATCTCACTCCCCAGTTTCCCTTTTCCTCAAATACTCTACCACCGCCTTCTCAGCCATCATTCCGCCAATCGTCATTACTCTGGGCGCCACCCCCCAATTGTTGACATTCGCCTCAGTCTCCATATCCCCAACTATCCACCCACACATAGTCCTCCTCACCTTTATCTCACTCCCCACCCCTCCAGTCCCATTACACCCAACCCACATAACTTCCCGCGCATCCAACATCTTCCAAATATCTCTCTTCATACCAGCACCATCCACCGCCTCAATCACAACATCGGTCTCATCCCATCTTATCAAGGGAGCGACCTGCTGTATTTTCCTCGCAATCGCCACCCACTCAATCTCCTCATCAATCCCCTCAAGCAACACGCCAGTCGCTTCCACCTTACCCCAACCAATTTGATTCCTCATGAATGCCTGATTCCTCAGATTCTTCTTCTCCACCTTATCGGGATCAATTAAGATAAACCTCTTCACTCCTATCCTCCCCAATGCCACAGTCACATGACTCCCAATACTCCCACACCCAATTACCACAACCTTCATCTGTTTTACAGAGTCCTTATCCTCATAACTGAACTTCAAACTCTTACCTCCTTAATCTTACCATCTCAGTCGATTTAAGTGGACCATTCGCTCTCGCAACATCCATAACCTCGTTAACCAACTCTTCAAACGACGCCCCACACCCCGGACAATACTTCCAATTAATGGAATGCACGCCCTTCCTAAAACCGTGACATGTATTCCGCACATTAGTTAAATCCATGCCACATCTGCAAGACTCAATGTATGATGGCGTCAACCACCTATCAATCTCTTCAACATCCATCCTCAACAAGTTAAGTAAATTTAATGCCGCATCACTATTAACAAGCACATGATACGGCTCATAACTTCTGCCATCTACCGTCAAATCAAATTTATACAACTCTTCATCATTATAAATACATATAAGCTTTATCAAACCATACCTACTCGACAACACTTCCCCCTTAACCTCACCCAACATCTTCTCCACCTTCTCCTTCACACTCCCCAACTTCTCACTCTCCATCCTCACCCTCTCCGCATTATACGACTTAGCATAAATCTTAACCTGTCGCCTAACCCCTCTCTTAATTTTTCTAATCTCATTAATTCCTCCCAACCACTCTGACTCCACTCTATAAAGCAATACCTTACTATGCCCCCAACTCCCACGACCATACCAACAAACATCATACACGCCCACCCTCGGCCGCTCAATACCAACCCTCGCCCCAATCCCCTTCAACACATTCCTCTCCAACCATTTAAACTCTCTCTTCATATGTCTTAAGAATTCACCTTCATTCCAAGTCCAATGCTTACGTTCATCCTTCAACCAATCTGCCGCAAGCTCCGTCAACTTAACTTCCACCTCACCCTCCCACTCCTCACTCTCCCTCCTCAACATCAATCCACTAACCATTAACTTTGTCAAAACACTCTTACCACCCCTACTCCCAACACCCTGCAATTTCGACATCACTACCTTCTCCAATACCCATCTTTCCTCGCCCCCTAACCTATTCACAATCTCCAACACCTTCCAACCATTACTCCTCCACGAAGGCCCATGCGCATAACTATTAACTTTACCTAAACTCGTAACCTCCAATCCAACATCTAACATTCTCCAAACATCTTCGCAAAGACTTTCAACAATCTCTCTACGCTCTAAATTCTTCATCGCGGGCTTAATTGCCTTCACCCCACACCCACTCATCCCCTTCAACTCTTCCAAAGTTCTAATGTACCCAATCCCAGTATCCGCATCCCCTTCTCTCATACAATCCAAAATCATCTTCTGACTACGCGACACCGTTTCCCGCATCACTACTACCTCCCTTAATGATCCTAGCCTTCTCCAATACCTTATCCTCCATCTCTTTTATATTGGCCCCACACACTGGGCAATACTTCCACTTCACGTTATCATATAACAATCCACCAAAGTTCGTCTTACAACTCATGCACTCTCTCAGTTGCGCCCTACTCAATAACCTCTCTACGTGATCGCCCTCTCTATTCAACCACATTAACTTCGACAACCAATTATCATACCGACTAACTCTCTGCGCCGGCACAATACAGATCCTCCTTCCATTTAATTCAAACCATGCATTATCCACCCCACCCTTCAACTCCAACACCCCGAACACGGTCTTCATACTATTAACATAATTCGGATTATCCAAATAACTTTCAGCCATCATCGCGGCCTTCTTATACTCCTCTGACACATTCTCAGTGCGCCTCTCCGCCGCAAACCGATTGCCAGTCTCCTGCACAAACTTCCGCTTATAACTCTGCAACCGGCTCTGACTATTTAACTCATCCACCTTAATATCCATTTGCCTCGTGCCAACGCCCCTCGTATATCTTACCCTCAATACCTCCACCTCATCACCCATTGGCACTATCTCATGCGATATGTACTCTTCAAACTTCTGAACGTAACTCACGAACCTCTCCACATAATCAATATTATCCTCAGCGCCTACCAACTTCTTCACCATCGCTTTGCCGAAATCAGTTATCTTAAACTCTTTCACCTGCAACTCTTCATTATCCCTCATATCAAGATACCCACTTGCCACCATCTTCGCTATAACTGAATTGCTCTCTCTGCCACTGGGACACAACACTGGTCCAGGGATCCACCTCCCCTCTTCTTTAGCCTTCTTCAGTAACTCTGAACTCGAAGTATTAGGTCCAGGCCGACTCGTATACGCATTAACCATCGACCAAACAGATTCATTGTCACTCATCTTCGTAACAACAAACTTCAACTCTCCCTTCTTTACCATCTCCCTTGTTTCCTTAGTCACACGATAATAAGCCACCTCTCCGCCGTCGTTAAGGATACTCATGTTAACGTGACCCCTCTCTCTGAGGTTATTCATCTGACCATTAACTCTCTTCGTATAAGACGCCTGCCAACTTTCCCAACGCCTCTCCTCCTCTGTAGCAACCTCCAATGCCATCTCATGGGCATTATACGCAAGGTCAGAGTGCTCTATCAATAAATCTAATACGTTCTTCTGTATCCTTCCTACATATTCAGTCTTCATTACAACTACCCCTTATACTACCTACAGTGAGCACACACTCATGTCAAAAATCAAAGGACGGTCGCTCAGGGGACAGAAGTCGCCCTTCATTACGACCGCCACAGGCAAGCCAACTTAAGCTCGCTCACCCGCCAGTCTGATCAGCGATCAGGTCCAATGTCACGACTTCGGCCGCAAGTTTTCCACCCTGCTCATAGCTGGTTACGGGCACACCAGCAGCATCCAGCGCCACTAGGTAATACCCTTCCCTCTCCAGCTCTTGGGCCCTCTCTAAGGCCTGCAGGGGTTCCAACTCACACTCCGAATGTCCTGATTCATCTTGGACTCTCACAAGTGTCATGGTTCACCTCCTTTGTGTTGTTGTTCTCTGTGTTAGTATTTAGCGTCATCATTCCTGCATCATAATCATTGAAACTTCACAAGAGTGCACAACTCAGATATCCTCGTATGTATATATAAAATGTTCGGACTGTTGGTTAGCACGCTCAGCCTCTCAGTTCTCTATTCAATAATCACCATTCCTGTTCCCATTCTCCTCCACTTCGATAGCAAATCGCTTATGCGACATCCTCACATACACGACCTTAACATCGAAGTCCGTCTCTTCGCATTCCGTCAAATCCGGCACAATTACGTTAACTAATTGCTGCACGTCCTTCTTCCTCCCCCTCAATATCAGTGCAACGTTGCAATACCAATCATCCGGTATCCTCGAATCATCACCATTGCGTTTCGCTGCTACCGCTGCTTCGTGCTCCCAATCAAATGCCGTAATTTCTTTCTCAACATCGTTCTCTGTTTCTTCAATACCAATTTCTTTATCCATTCTCTACACCTCCATTTCCATTCCCAAACCATTTCATCCCATTCTCTATCAATCTTCAGTCGACGTATATCTCGATCCAACATAGGCACGCCAGTGTACCCCTCACACCACATGAATTCAAAGTCATGGTTCGCCGGTGGATTCATACTTCCTGTAACATGCCACTCCTTATTCTCCTCCGCCATGTAACAACTAATCATGTTCCTTCTTTGCAATATCGTTATATGAGCCTTCATCACATCCCACTGCTCGGCCGTATTAATCCTAAATATGTCAACTAACCTTATAACTGGGAACGTGGCCCAATCATAATCCCTCAACATCCCCCACATCTTATTAATCTCATAATCAGTATGTACGAATGTCGCCCTAGTCATATCCACGGGCACAAGTTCTCCTCTCTTCATCTCATACTTATCTACTCGGTCAACGTACGCTACATCATAACTCTCCCCATCACTCTCCAACCCCACCCCTTCAAAAATTTCCTCGATCACATCAGCCTTCGGCCTCATAGCTCCGGGCCCAGACTTCTTTTGCCTGGCGCTATGCCTAGCGGCGTAGAAAGCCGTCTCTGATGCATTCCTCGGATTATATCCCATAGTGCTTACTCCTTCAGTGCTTCGTCCTTTATCATTTCACCTCTAACAGTCTACCATTCCGCCTCCTCAGCGGCCTCCTATGTAGGCCGTTACCTTCAGTCTTACAAATATGACATCTGAAACTCTTCCCAGTGTAATACACACCACTGTCCCCTCTCTCTATCGATATCATTTCGTAATACACTGGTTCATAATCAGGGATATGTCTCCCACACGCCCCACAAGCTATCCCCTTCATAACCATCCCAACACGTCAAGGATCCTACCTTCAATGTTCTCTAACTCATCGATCAACCAATTCCGATCCAAATACTGATCCTCCTCCGTCACCATCTTTCGAAGGTTACTCATATCTTTTTCTATTATCTTCTTCCAGACAACCTTGGTCTCATCCTCCGGTAACCTATCTCTCATTTCTTCAAAAGTACTCACACCGTAGTACTCCATCAGCCGATCCATTTGCCTCACATTCAATTCATTTATTTCCATAATCTTATCTCCTACCATACTTTAACATACTCTCCATGCTCCCCCGTAAAATCCGTTATCGTCCCCACCTCACAAATCCACCCATCGCCCACCGCTAAATCAATCACAATAACCACACCCACATACGGCGGCCATGCTACTCTCACAAACAAACAATCATCAATCTCAAGTACACCATCGCCCACACCCTCACACATCGGTCCTTCTGACCTCCCCCACATCCCCACATCCGCACGTCGTTGTTTCATAATTTCACTTCCTCAGTTCCTCAATCAACATTTCTTTGAACACTGACACAGTCGCTCTGATGAGCAACCCAATCTCCTTCTCCCATTCCACCTCCTCATCCCATTCCACCTCCCCCACATCCCAAACGATATCCTCCATATCCTCATCCCAGATTATTGCCCTTCTTAGTTCAGCAAAATTCACTCTCTCACCTTTAATTCCCATCTCCCAACATCTTCGTAAACGTCTCTTCCATCCCCATCATAAACTTTTCCAACTCATTCCGCCGTGCTATCCAAATTCTTCTCTCCTCACTTCTTATCGCTTCGTTCTCCAGTATCTCAAACACCTTCTCTCTGAACTTCGCATTCAAATCCAAAAATCGGAATGAGTGCGGGTAATCACTTTTCATTCCCAACATCATCTGATACATCTTATCACTCCTTAATTATATCGCCCTCGGTTCAAGATCATCTTCAGTAAGTCCAATCGGACAGTGCCCAGTATAGGGCGCACTGCAACGCTCACAGTACCTCGGGTAGTCTCTACACTTCTCACGTTTCTCCTTCTCATTCATTCCAATCCACCTCCAATACAAATCATTCTTAATCTTCACCCTTGGTAGGCGAGGGAACCCTTCAATTCAGATTCCCCCGCTCTACGGGTTCGGTCATTAAGTCGGCCGACAGACGTAAGGCTTTCCAGGTAGCCTCTCACCTTCAATACAGCATGTCGATCTCTGATCAACACACTTGCTTCCGTGCTGCTCACAGGCAGTCACTGGCAGTCACTTATCTGGTGCGTATGGTACACAGGCCCTATCTCATGCCATGCTGTACACGTTCTGACCGCGAAGAACCTTCTTCACTTCGCTCACCTTCGAATTCTTGACCAGGGTCTGAAGGCTGGAAAAGGTACTCTCGTGCCTCTTGATCCCAGCTCCCTTCTTGATCTCCTCGACGGTGAACCATGCGGGCTTCCCGGCCTTCTTCCGCTCAGCGGTTGCTTTGCGAAGGAAAGCCAGTATAGCCTCCTGGTTCGATCCTGCGGCCACCTCGTGCATCTCGCACAACTGAGACAGTTCCTCGTTAGACAAAGTCTTCATGTGTTCGATACCTCCTAGGTGTTCGACTTGTTGCGTTCACATGTCTAGCCCACAAACGATCAGTCCCTCGGACAATCCTTCAGATAATCCTTTAGACCAACCTCCTCCTCCGCCACACCCCATACAGAAGAGGGAGGAAGCCACTAGTCCTCCCTCTCTCTGCGGGTGGGCGATCAGGATCTTCTTCCCAACCGCCAAACCATATCAGGCTTCCCTACTCTCCTTCCCCCGTTTCGCTTTCCAAATACTCAAGATGAGCAATCCACACATTGGCAGTCTCCTCTACCATATCCTCCACAATACTCTCGATACCACCTTGCGGCTTTCCGATCCGCTTCTCAGCCTCCCCCCTCCAGTACTTGATCTTCTGCACTACCTCGTCTGACAGCTCAATAGTATATTTAGCCATTCCAATTCACCTCGATCATCCAACGAACATATCTCAGGGCCGCAACCTTCGCCACATCCTCCAGATCACACCACTCCACGCACCCTGATCCCACCCCTATGTATGCACCCTCTCTGATCTCGTCATACTCATTCTTCATCCACCCTATGTACTCCGTCAAGAGGGCAACCTCCTGATGCACACACACATCATCATCAGTAACCCCATACTCCTTCCCAACACAACTCACACATGCCACCACTCCACCACCAGCATAACATCCAATCATCTCAATGTCTTCAGCAAGCTGACGATCATCCTTCGGATTCCAAAACTGCTCATCTTCGCCGCTGGCCGCTACCCATGGCTCACACTCTTTTATGTGTCCGCTCTCTACTCGAGACTCACACACATGATCCATCAGTACGCCAACCAGCGTCTCATGCTCATTCATTTGTTTTCCACATACGTAACATTTCTTCAATCAATTACCTCCGTCTGTACTCTTTAATCTCTTCCTCCACCTCCACCCCCTCCCTATACAGACGAGGGAGGCTAAGTCGGCAGTCACCTGCACCTCATACTCTCAGCCTCCCCCGTCCTGCGGGATGGGATCTGTTCATCCTTATTTCTTCAACACCATATCTACAACATACTCCAACATCGTCTTACCCGTTAAAACGGGTATTATATCATCTGTCCTGAAGTCGTTGTTATCTACCCAGTAACACAACACTCGGTAGACAATATTCTCCTGTGTGGCTGCCTCCTTCATCTCTCGATCTACATCCTGCACCGTTATGCTTACGTCATACATCTTGACAAGTACCTTACCTGCCAACAAATGCATCTTCAGCTCATCCAACAACGACTTCCCTTCGCCACCCTCATCCCCATCCATCTCCTTCAACGTACAATATACGCTGTGCGCCATATACGTTAGAAGGCAATTCCCCTTCTGTTCGTTGGACAGGCTATCAAACTCACCCTCCAACCCATTCACCGCCATCATCTTCCGCATAAGATCATTCGGTGATATGAATTCAAACCCCGCCATTCTTCTTCCTCCTTATCAGATACCCAGTCCCATTGCACTTCTCACAATCACCACCTCTCCTCCCCTTACATTCAGGACACTTCACATATCCAACGCTCATTCCCTCACCACCTTAATCATTACGTACGCCCTCTTCACATCATCCGTCTTGCACCCAATAACCTTCCTCACCACTATATCCTTGTTCTGCCGAATGATACTTCTCACTGTTCCCTCCACCATCTCTAACTCCTCCGACAGTTCCTCATAGGTGTACGCCGTTCCTGCATTCTTCGTCAAGAAGTCAATTACCTTCTTTACATTTGTTTCATGTACTCCATTCATTTGTTATCACCTCCTCAACACTTCGTAAAGCGTCGAGCGTCATAAGTAACTATATTCGATTGTCTGATAACTACTTTCGGAATTCTGTATCCCAGCAGTCTCTACTATAACTAAGTTCGTACAGACCTCCATCCTCGTGATGTTCGTCTGCTTCAACCTTCAGTACTTCAATCATCACACTATAAATATACATACACTCTTCACCGCACGCTAAAGGCCCTCTTCCCATGTTATGTGCTTCAACCTTCAAAGTGTAAGTGTTCTTAAATTCTGATTCAAGTATGCTAATTGCTTTCAGCGTATCATCAAGCACATTCAGGTATACATGCAACTTCATTCTGCCTCCTACCTTCAATACCCTCCACATCTCACGTATGGCGCTCTCATCAGTGTATACCATTACGCAACAACTCGAATGTACTTCTTCGAACGACTCATCCTTAAATGGCAACTGTTCTCCATCCGCTGCCACATAAAGTCCTTCATGTTTCGTTCCACGCCACCCGTACCTTCCTTCTGCACCGAGGTCTACGATAGCGCAGTCGTCAGTATACGGATCGCTACCTGCTCCAACGTCAAGCTTCATACAATCAACCTTCCAATCAACTTTCCTTCTTCGCAAATTAATATTGTCGGTAGAAAGCATTCCTGATCGGTTCTTCTTCCGTACATAATTCTTTCACCAATCCATCTTTCCTAATGACTCCTTAACTTCTTCCTCCTCCCACATATTCCACCTAGGCTCCTTAACAGCCAACAGTATCTCATCCCATCCGATATACATAAACAGTCTTACCATCACTGGCGCGAATTGCGTATACTGTTTACGTTCACTCTTCAATTCCTTAATCTTGCCTTTTAACTTCTTCTTATCGTCATACGAACTAACTTTATTCACCTTCTGTTCAATATTCATTATCTTGTCACTCAGTGCTGCGTGTTCTTCCTGTGCTCCTGCTTTCCTACTCGGTATTCTCATCCACTGCAGTTTAGTGTCGTTATTACTATCCAAGTCGAACATATGCTCTCTGAACACCTGCCTACTGTATGAGTACAAGTATTTAAAGTCAGGCTTACAGTATTCTTCATTGTCCAAATACTTCTGTCTGTGTGCATTGCAAACGTAGTGCAGTACTTTTCGCTTCAACTGCCATTCAGCAACCCTCTCAACTCCGTGCTCCTTACATTCGGCACAAAATCTTACCGGCTTACCTTCAGGCTTCATAAAGTACTCCCACGTTTGTCTAAGCTCCTCCAATTCGGCCGCATCCCGTATTCCAAGTAACAGCGATTTATATTCAGCGTAAGTCTTAAATCCGTTTGCCTTCATACTCCATCCGGCCTTCTTCATTAATTCTTTTATCTTTAATATATATTCCTTTGTACCTTCTTCCAGTATACCATCCTCCTTATTTCTTATTCCGTATTCCTCATTAATATTGTATATAGTTACAGCTTCCTACTTCAGTTATATTGTGTTCTGTCCGTTCCGTTATTATATTTTAAAAATTTAATAATTTAATAATATATATAAATAGGACATATATATATAATTTGTGGGAACTTTCCGTCCGGGCACGTCGGATGAACATAGGAAACCCTTTGTTGGAATATGACGAAGAACCAATGAAGTTTGATCGAAGCACAAAGTTGCTGAACTGAGGAACTGAGAATTTTGAGAACGTCTCGTTCCGTCACAATGTCAGAGGCGGGCGCCAACAAGTGTCTTCCGATGTTTTCCGAGTTCATCGCTCCGGGCATATGAAGTGCAGGTATAAGGGCACGCTTCATTGATTTCGGCCATTCGGCTCTCAAACTACAGTCCCCTTTAATACTCTCAAAATTCGGGTGTTTTCGGTTATTCCCGTATATGTGTGTCCTTCGGTATATGATCATGATCCGGTTTATGTTCATGGTTCGGTATATGTGCGTGGTTTTGGGCAAGGACATTGGGGCCTTGGACCTTCTCAGGCGCTCATATTTACCCCTGGACCCATTTTGTAAATGGTTTGTCTTTATTCCTTTGTTTTTTCGCGATTCGGTATGACGTTCGGCTCGTTTCATACTAATATCACGTATATAGGTAACCCTCGTTTACGCCCAAAAACGTATTTCTTCGTGGTTTACACAGTATGACGATCATCGATTCTTTCTCGATCACTAACTGGCTGCCCATCCACAAAAATACGACCGTATTCGTGGTGCCGTCCTTGATATCTAGGCGTTGTGCGTCGATTCATACCTATTTCGGGGTTTAATTTTGTATCGGTCGGTCCCTAACATAGGTGGACGTCTCCCATATATGGTTGTTATTGTGCGGCTTCAGGTCTTGGGCCGTAAGGGTCTACCCCAATTTTCATATATTCGGTTACTGGTTTGTGCGTCTGGCTTCAGTGTCTTGTGCATCAGACTTCGATGTCTTGTGCGTCAGTCTTACTGTCAAGCGCATCGTCTTCAGGCCAATAGTAGTAAATGAGATCCCTCCCAGTTACTCGTGGCATGAGCTTTCGCGCAACCAGTCCTTTCCGTTCCATGGCATATAAGCTGGCGAACACTGTCGTTACCGGTATGTCCAGTTTCTCCGACAGCTCTTTCGCAGTCCAGGCCGTCCCGGGGTCGTTCTCAAGCAGTTCCCTTATAGCTTCTTGCCTTCGGTTGTTTCCATTATATTCTTCCACATCTTTCAAGTCCTTCGTATTAATGGGCATTTCATATCCCTCCAGAGTGATGCGCACTTCCTTTCGGCCCCTCTCTACGGCCGTTCCTCCCACGTTCCTCCTATCTTCCTCTACAGTCGGTCCCAATCCGTGTCTACCAATAGAACCCCTGGGCAGTCTTATTCTGCTCAGGTACTATACCGTGCTGTATCTTGCTTCCATCTTCTTACGGTAATGTTCTTCAATCTTCTGTTTAGTCTCCGGCTGTACCCAGACGAACTCCCCTTTCCATTCTCCATCTTTCCGGTTCTGTACGTACACCATCACGCGACTATCTTCTTCCAGTTCGTCGTGGAGTCTTTCACGTTCGCGTTCTTCTTTTGACTTCGGTTTACGTGCTTCGTAGGTACTGCGTCCTGTTGCCTCAAACTTATACCACAGTTTTCCCTCAGACTCGACGGTTTCAACGATTCCAAGTTCATACATCAGTTTGAGTACTTTCGTGATCGGTGATACTGACGGCTTCATTAGTATCATCTTTATTTCGTATTTCGTGTACCACAGATCTCGGTGTTCTCTCAACAGGCTAAGGACTCCCATGAACGTTCTGTGTTGATCTGGCTTCAGACGTGTTACGCGCCTCCGACGTACCACCTTATACAACCAACCTTCTTCTTCGTTGAGTCTTGTATACGGCACTACGTCATACCTCGCATACTCTCGGTATGTAAATCCACAGTCCGCGCAACTCTGTTTCATTAAGTCCTGCTTTCTTCCTACTAAACACCTTGGGCATACTTCAAATATTCTATCAGACCTCCATCCGTTGTTCATTGTTCTTCTTCCTTATTATTATTATTATTTAGCCTTCCTACTTCTTACTTTTTAAGTTCGTTCCTGTTCCTACTATTTTTTTTAATTTTATAATATAATAATATATGGGAACCATATATATAATTTTTGGTGAAGAAGGATGGATGCCCTTAAGGGAGGAAGGGAAGAGGTAATGAATACTTGACCGAAGAACTATGAAGCAGAACGGCATAACATTTGAACAAAGGTTCTTTCCCATAACATCCTAAACTCAACGGTCGGGCCTCAGCATAGTTTCTCCGATTGATTCTCAAGATTTCATAGCATTCTGTCACGGCCGTCGAACGGCGCTTCCGGGTCCAGTTCAGTGCTGTTGAGATCATCGGATTTCATCGGTTTTCATCTGAGCTCAGGGACCGGTCCCGGGATTCTATAGGGAGGCAAGCGAAGGCCACGGCCGTATGGCGAGTGCTGCGCAATGGGACTGACCCGGGTTCTCTGGGGAAGGGAGTAAGTGGGAATACTTATGGAACATGTGGGAACACTTAAGGACCTTTTGGGGGAACACTTAAGGACCTTTTGGAGGAACTTTGGGGCGAAGCCCTGGAAGGGACCGACTTTGGCGGACCAGCGGAACGTTTGGCGGAAGACCAGGACCAGGCAGGACGGGTTGACGGATAGGTTGCCAGACCTGTCTCTGGCAACCTAAGGGCAAGATAGGTTGCCAGCCCTGTCATAGGCAAGATAGGTTGCCAGCCCTGTTAAGGGCAGGATGGGACATTCCAAAGGACCATCACCGGGAACTATGCCGGACAGTGCTGCGCCCTGACTGATGCGCTACCCTCTACGGACGGGCCCTCTAATGAACGTCGCGGACCGGTCCCGGCGGGGGCGTGAGTAATGCGCAAGACCATTCGGGGAATACTCTGAGGACATAATCACAAAGTTCCTGGACCGGTCCCGGGATTCTATATGGGACATGACGGCCGAGTGATGCGCGCCTGAGTGTTGCGCGCGGCTCTACGGACCGAACTCTGAGGACATTTTAGGAATAAAAAAATAAAATATTACAATGTTACACTGTTACATATATTGTAATACTTGGAGTTACACTGTTACAATATGTGTAATACTGTTCTATCGTGTTACGCTGTTACACATATTGTAATACTGTAAAATTATACTATTACATATATTGTAATATTAAATTAAGTTACTTTGAATAGTGACAAAAAAATGTTACTTTCAATAGTGACAAATTAAGTTACTTTCAATAGTAACAAAAAAATAGGAATCATAAATTGATTTTGTACCCCATATATATTTACTAAATAAACTAATTAAAAAAATACATTAATGTATAATAAGATACATTAATGTAGATAAGTAATGATAACTTCTCGATAACTTATATATACTTTGCATGTTTTACTTAATATTACAATTGCATGAGTCGGGTTGTCCGCACTTCTTTAAGTGTTAAATTCCCTATCGGTAAAAAAAAGGACCGACTCACAAACGCAAAAAATGGTTAAGCAATTGTCCGAAAAAGAAGGGAATTATCGGAGGACAAACCTTTCAATCTACTAAAACATCGGAGGTAAAAATATGCCAAAAACGGACGAAGAGATTTTCAATGGGATTGACAGTGAATATTCAAGGGCTGGAAACAGTGAAGGACGAAAGGATGAGATAATAAAATACCTCAAAAAAATGAGGTCAACAGATCATCCAATAGCAACCATAGACGAAGTACATTTGAAAATGTCCTTCAGTCACACCAAACGGCAGAATACATATTCTGCAATAATGGAATTGATCCGTGAAGGTAGAATACTCGGAAGGAAAAACGGAAATGGTCATTGGATGGTATTCTATCCCGAAGGAAGCAAAAAATAATTAGGTTTTTTGAAAGGTTCCTTAAACGATAATTCCCTTCAATAAAGAGGTGTTTAAATGTGGGATATGAAACTAAATTCAATCAATGGGCCAAAACCAATAGATGAAACGATCATCCTGCAAAGATGTATTTGTAAGGGATTATTGAGAAAACAAGTCATGGATATTGCAATGATTTTCGTTGAAAGTCCTGATACTTGGATATCTCCAAATGAGATATTTCATTACCTAAACCTTATCGAAGATAGGGCAATGCAGATAAACATTAATGCAATTACTGTAATACTTTGCTGGATGAAAGATAAAGAAGCAATTGAGGAAATAATCACTCCAACAGAAAAGAGTTATTATCGACTTGTCACCGAATAGAGTGACAAAAAAATAACTTGATATTTGTCACTTTAATAAGTGACAATTTTTTTTATTTCATTTATAATGTTACACATATTGTAATATTGTATATTATTAATTATATTTTTTTTTAATAAATTTCAATTTTTTTTTAATACCTACCGCAACGTATCTATACAATATAGCCTAGTTCAAAACCCTTGTCCCAAAATTCGGGTAACCAAAAGTTCCTGTGGACCCTGGCGTCGTTCCTATGGGCCGTGCCATTGTGTTAGGGCCGCGCCGCTTAAACCACCTATATAAGATATTTGAATATATTAACATATGCGCGGAGGGCATTGCCGATTTGCTGCCGTCCTGCGATATCATATGTATATATATAAGAAGGGCGCTGCGCCGCTGTCCTGTTGCATTATAGTTTGGGGCCTTGTCTCTTTGTCCCTTTGCTTAAGACTTCCCCTCCCATCGGAGGAGGGGATTTATCGACAGTCCCATATCTTTATATATTCAAAACGCGGATTGTAGTGTGTCGAATATGCCCTGGGAGGGAAAAGACCATTCCGTTGGAAGGCAATGATCTGAGGAAAGCAGAAGAGGAGCAGCAGGTGGAGGGGGAGAGGGTTGTTGCGGAGGAGAATTGTGCGTTGTGCAATCACCCCGATAGGAAGCATATTGAAGATGGGTTGGCGACCGGAGAGTTGAGGCGGAAGGCCGTGGCCGAAGATTTGGATATGTCGATGCAGGAGATGCATGACCATATGATGCATCATTTTACGAGGTTTGGTGTGAGGGATGAGAAAGGGGATGTTATTGGGGATCAGGCGCATGTGCCTAATGAGATCAGGAAGTTGTATAATAAGAAGGATATTCTGTTTAATTTGATGGTGGATTTGAAGGAGAGGTTGGATTTATATTTTGCGAAGGATGAGTTTGATCCGTCTGAGACGACTGAGATTGTGCGGATGGTGGATGCGGTTAGGAAGTTGATTGATTCGTTGCATACGTTGGAGAAGGATCTCAAGTCTGAGAATGATTTGGTGTTGAAGAATTATGAGGACTTGAAGATGATTATTTTGAGTAAGCTTTGTGGGCCCTGCAGAGGGGCTGTGATGGAGGCCTTGGAGAAGGCGGAAGAGAATAACGAAAAGAAAGTGATCGCTGAGATAAAGGATGATGGCAGTATACCGATGCCCCAATGGAAGTGAATGAAATGGCTGAAAGCAGTTATATAAATAGCGGTGATGTGATTTTGTCCCTGAGTGGGGCTGGTGCCGAGGATGTGGGAACGATTAAGCTCCCGTATGTGAATCGGGTGTTCATGATGAAGAATGTGAGGGTTGTGAGGAAGACGCAGGCCGGGACTCCATATACTCCGAGCAGTCTGAAGCTTGAGCTGTGGAATAGAGATCCCGCTCATGTGGATGCCGATCTGACGAATCTAATTTTGAGGAGGACTGGACTGGAGCCCGATACGGAGGAACTTATAATGAGTGAGACCGAAAGCACGTTGGGGGCGGTGATTTTTGAAAGTAATGATGATCCTAAGAGCGGGTTGCTATATGTGAAGGCGGTTCGAGCTGGAGGAGATGGGACTTCTGTTGAGACGATTAAATTTCATGTAGATGCTGAAAGGAGGCTTTAAGATGGCTGCTTCGAGTATTCCGACACAAGTTGTAACGACTGAGTTATCATCGACTACTATGGAGAACAAATCGAGTGTGACTGGGACCACAGTTACTGATGCATTGAATTGGATCCTGTCTAATATGGTGAGTGGTCTTACATGTAAAGGCACATGGGATGCCAATGCCAATAATCCTGTGCTTTCGAATAATGGCGGGGGCGGTGTGCAGGGTGATTTTTATATTGTTGGGACTGCTGGTTCGACTACGATAGATGGGGAGTCGGATTGGAAGATTGGGGACTGGATTTTGCAGGCCACTAACCTGTGGCATAAGATCGATAATACTGATATGGCTCATGACCTAGGTGGGGCGATGCATATTGCCGATACCCTGGCCAATCTGAACTTAAAGATTAGTGATGCTACGTTAGATGATTCGGGCGATCCGCGGACGCCGACTGGGCACAAGGCATCACATGAAGATGGGGGCACTGATGAGATTTCTGTTGCCAATCTGAGTGGGCTTCTTGCTGATCCTCAAACACCTGCTTCACATGGGAGTGACCATGGTGATGGGACTGATGCGATTGCGGCTGCAGTGCCTTCTGGCAAGTTTCTGAAAGATGATGGGACTTGGGATACTCCTGCTGGAGGTGGAGGTTCAGCTTTCACGATCGTCGATGCTGGCGGTGGTGGTGATTACACTACCATAGAGGCGGCGGCGGCGGCAGTGACTCATGGGACAATTTACGTGAGAGCTGGATTATATTCTCCGATTGCCACAATAGTTCTTCAGCCAGGTGTCATTCTCATGGGTGAGAACTATGGCCCTGGTATTGGGAACGGTGTTATCATTGATGACACGCTTACTGGACCAGGTGCCCCACTCGTAACATTCACAGGTGGAGCTCCACCTGTCGTTGGATCATATTTGGTAAAGTATTTCATCTTTTCACTGAGCAATGACGGCATTGGTGTGCTTATCAATGACAGTTACGTTGAGGTTTCGAACTGTAGGTTCGCCAATGCCCTTGGTCCAGGCAATTCTTCAATAGGTATTCAGGTTGTTGGTGGGTCTTTGTCAATTGAAGGACTGGTATCACGTTGTACCTTCGACGCTGTTGAATTTGGAATTGAGGGTATTAATATTAGAGCCAGCGATGCAAGATTCAAAGTAGAGTTGTGTACTTTCGCTGGTTGCAATTCATACGGAATCACATGGACTGTATTTGGTCCTGATGTATATACAACAATTGATGTCACAAGTTCTGATTTCCTACAGTGTGTAACTGGTATATATACCGATGCACATTTGCAGGCAGATCAACTCACTTTTGATTTTTGTCAAACTGGCATTGAGGTGGATCACACAATTCATGCTTATGCATATAACTGTCCGCCTTTGATATCAAATGTCAAACAGGTGAATTGTGATACTGTTGGGATACTCCTGACAAAGACTGATGGTGCAACTATTGATGGCCATTCGACAACACAGTGTAATGGCAATCCTTTGCATGTTGTGGAAAGTGAGCATTTCAGCATTGAAGGTTGTCATACGAACTTCAATCAGAGAGTCTGGATTGATTTTTCTGGAGAAGGGTATCTCCAATTGTCACTTGACAAAGCAAACTGTGATGGTTTGTCATGTGATAACAGTTATTCTCTCACAGTTGATCTATACGCCAAATGTTCAAGTAGTGGTGGTGTACCACTGGTACTTGAATCTACCATCTTGAGTGTATTCACAGGTCATGTGGTAGCTTATGCTACAGGTAAAGCCGCAATCGAGTTGGTTCAGGACTGTTCGAGGAATAGTTTTGACATGACTGCCGATTCAAAAGCTGGTATTTGTGTAGATATCGGAACATCTGACCCAGGGAATTATAGCAACACATTCCGTGGTTTTTATACTGGCTCTGTCAAAGCATTCAATATACCAGTAAACAACGACAAGAACATCATAAGCGGTGCTACTGCGAAATCATCTTCAACTCCAGCTATTGATTTGGATTCAGATAACAATGTGATAACCGGAGCATATGTTGAAGATGTTGCTGGAGTAACTGCTTTGGATGTCTCTGGAAACAACAATTCAATAGGCAGCAGTACATTTGATGCCGCTGCTTCTGGAACTGAAGTGGTTGATACTGGCGCAGGGAACGGACTCGGTGCTGGTGGGAATATATCGACCCATAACAAGATACTGTGAGGTGATCTGAATGGCTAAAAAGAAGGATTCTGCGAAACCTGATCTCAAGGAGATTCAAAAGAAGATAGCTGATAGTGATGCGAAGATCAGAAAGGATAGATCGGAGGCTTCAAAGAAGAGGCGTGTTGCTGCAGTTGAGTCTGGTATCAGTGAATATAATGCCATGCTTGAGATAGAGGAGAAAAGGCTCAAGAACGATAATCTCAGCGATCTTGACAAAAATGCTATTCAGAAGGATATAAATCGTATAAAGAAGAAACTTGAACGCCTGACCAAGTGATGGGGTGGAATAGATGAGTGACCGTGACACTGTGATGTCCGAGACATTAAAACAAAAGAATACAGAGGTTGCCGCTCTGAGATCACAGTGCACGGGATACATACTTCGGGTGGGTGATTTGGAGGGTGGGGTTACTCAGGCAATTGAGTTAATTGATGAGGGGGAGTATGCTGAGGCGAAGGCGACGTTAGAAGCTCTTCTGGGGGAGTGAGATGGCAACTTATACGTCAGCAGTCGTTGATGGACTGTGGAGTAATTCTAATAGTTGGAGTCCAGTGGCGCCTGCCGGTGGGCCGTCGAAATTTGATGATGTGATTCTGACCGGTGGGAATCATATTATTGTGGATGTTGACATTGAGATTGGGCCCGATAATGGGGATCCGGCAATTCAGATTCAGGCCAATACTATATTGAAGCAGAACTCTGGTACGACCATCGAGTTATATGGTGCCATGATATTGGAACAGAGCGGCAGGTTCCAAGGGTATGGCGGAGTTGGTGCGCCTTGTGTTGTTGATCAGAAAACTTTAGGAGCTTATATTTTTCATTATAAGCTCGTTGGTGGAAGTGTTAGTGCGGGTGTTCATTTTAAGGGCGCAAGCACTTTGGCGGGTGATAGGAATATTATCCGTGGCGATGATGTTGGTATGGTATTTTATAGTCAGCAGGCGCGGTATGCGTATGCCGAGATGGAGTATGTTGATGTGGAGCCGACGGCACTTACGCAATCTATAGGGCATTATTCGACTACTAACTCAAGGATTCATACCAAGTTCACTGATGTTGATTTTAAGACTACGCCCAGTGGAAGCGGTTATGTTGATAGTGCTAATGTTAAAAGTTTCAATGTGTTTGAATGGGAGGATGTGATTTTTCCTAGCACGAACTCAGCTCTATATATTGCGTTAGGTGTAAAGACAACATCAGGGACGATTGTTAATAGTGAATTTACGAATAATCATGCAACGTCAAGTACTTTATATTTGTCACAGAATGCCAATACTTTGATAATGAGAGATTGTATCATTCGGAATTTGGGTATTGGTCCTGCGTTTACTCCATCGACAGATGGTGGTGTTAGCCAAGATACTATTCAGAAGTTTTATGGTTGTGAATATTATAGTGGTGGGCCGTATCTTTGGGATTTGGATAAGGCGTCTGTTATACTTCACGATTATGGTAGTGTGTTGAAGTTATCTGATATTAATCAAGGAACTATGTCCAATTGTATGTATAGTTTGTTTAAGAAGAAGGCCCCCACGATCCTAGACGCTGGCGGTGCGCCGGTTGAGAATGTGAGTTTGTTTTTGAGATCAGGTAACGTTGATCCTGCGACAAGTCAGCCATATTCTTCGACGTCGGATGTAAGTGACAGTAATGGGGAGCCCAATGATGATATGTATGTTGGTTGGGTTCAGTTGACGGGTGCTGGTGAAGTGTATATGAGTGATGGGGTTAATAAGCCGCAATTGGTTTTAAGTAGGGATCCTTATGATCAGTGGTCGTTGAATAATGTCGATTACAGTTCGATGGGGTCGCCGATATTGTTAGAGCCTGATGAGGATGAGACTTTTTTTGTTTATCTCAAAGATGTGGCACAGCCGGTACCCGTGCAGCCGAGATTCATAACGCCGTTTAGGGTGCGTACGGAGGTAAGGTGAATGGACAGAATTGTTGTGGTGCAGGGTGATACGCCTGTATTTGAATTTACGATCCTTGACGCAAACGATAAGCCACTGGACTTGGGCCTCGTGTCCACGATAATTTTTAAGATGGCGAGGGTGGGAGAAGAGGATGGGCATGTGGCGGAAGTCTGTAGTATTTCTAATGTGCCCGGGACTGATGGAAAGTGTTACATAGGTCTGACGGCGGCGCAAACTGAAGATGATGGGGAGTATTTGGCCGAGGTAGAAATTCATATGAATACGGGCGAGATCCTTAGTCCGTTGCAGTTTACCGTTGGCATTGTGAATGAGGTCGATGAACCTAAACTTGATACACCTGTTGTTGTGGATTTGGTTACGCCTAATGTGACTGGCGATTATCAGGTGGCATGGTCTACTGTTGATGATGCAACGAGTTATGTGTTGGAAGAAGATGATGGTACGGGGTGGTCGACAGTGTACAGCGGCCCCAACACATATTATGATGTGACTGGGAATACTGATGGCAGTTATTTTTATAGGGTTACTGCGACAGCATCATATCATAAGAATTCGGACGTAAGCGATGTTGTAGGAATAACGGTGGATATTCCGTGAACTTGATTGGGCAATTAAGGAATGAATTAGAAGCAATGGAAGATGTTGTAGTATATACTCGGCAGATTTTGGGCATCGATTGGTTGTTTGAAAGACAGTGGAAAGTGCTTAAAGAGTTTTATAATAAGAGTCCAGATACAGGCCGAATGATTTTTAAAGATATGGTTTTATGTTGGGGGATGCGTAGTGGTAAGACAACGGAAGCTTCGATTATCGCCACATATGAGGGATTTAAGCTTATACAAATGGGCACACCTTGTGCACATTATGGGTTACCGGCAGGGACAGAGATTTTCATCATCAATGTGGCTACTTCTGACAGGCAGGCGAAAGACACTGTGTTTGCACATATTAAAGCGAGATTCGAATATTCCAGATGGTGGAAGAACCAGAAAAAGATTGAAAGACATAACGAAATTGTCTTTCCCGTTCAGGATGGGAAGATTATATTTAGAAGTGAACATTCAAACTCTGCGTCGTTAGCGGGGAAGAATGTGATTTGTAGCGTTTTCGATGAGATGGCAAGATTCAAGCAAACTGGTGGAGTGGCTAGCGCCGAGATGGTGTATGATACCTTATCTCGTGGTGCGAAGACATTTAAGAAGGATGGTAAGCGGATTGCGATAAGTAGTCCTGTGTTGGTGGATGATTTCTTTTATGGCGAATTATATATGAAGGGCAAGAATGAACCTCAAGTTTATGTTGATCATGGTGCAACGTGGGAAGTTAATGATACAATTGGAATGGAGGATCTTGAAGATGAATTCAGAAGGAACCCTGAGACAGCTATGCGAGACTATGGTGCAATCCCAAGTCATGCCATTGAGCGGTACTTTAGAGAATTTAATCGTATAGAGTTGTTGGAGAGAGGTACTCCGAATCCTAGAGTGACATTTGCGGAGCACAAGTTAGAGGATAATAGTATTGAGATGTTGTGTGATATTAAGAATGTTGATGGGACGGATTGGAAAGGACAGCAAGGCATAATATATCATTCGGCCGGAGATCCTGCTGTGAAGAATGATGTATTTGGCTTTGCGTTAGGGCATAAGAGTCCAACTGGTATGCTCATGTGTGATTTGATATTTACGTTTGGGCATGATGATATGGGTAAGGATAACGATGGTAAGCAGATTAAAGAAGTTGATGCGAGGAAGGTTAAGGCCCTGGTGTTGGAGCTGAGGAAGAGATGTTTGTTGGCATGTTTTGTTACAGATATCTGGAACTTTCCTGAGACACTCCAGGAGATTAGGCGAAACGGAATTGAGGTAAGGCAAAATACTGTTGGCAAAAGGGAGTATGACCATTTCAAGGAGAAAGGGTATTTGGGAGAAGTGGATTTGCCGACTAATGCTTTGGTCTTGCATGAATTTGAGAATTTGGAAGTAATCAATCAGACGAAGGTCGAGCATCCGAGGACTGGGAGCAAGGACACTTCAGATGCGGTCGTGAACATGTTTTATAGCTTCCAGGAAAAGAGTAAGGCAATACGTGAGGAACCCGTAGCAGTATCTGTAGTGGTGGTATAAATGGGCATGTTTTCGAGAAAAGAGAAAGGCACAGAGGACAGCGAAATAATGCCTATGGGTAAGGCAATTAAAGAGGTGGGGCTTAGCGCAGGTGGGTCTGTGAATTGGGATTTCGAATCAATGTTCACGGACGGCGCTGGATGGCCACATGGTATTCACGATGAGATGGATGCGTACAAGAAGGTGGGGTTGGTAAGGACATGTATTAATGTGAGAAGTTATTATACTCGCCGAGATGGGTATGAGGTGAAGGTTGAGCCTTATGATGCAGAGTTGAAGTCGTTTATAGATGATATGAATTTTAAGGTGAATTTGGGTAGGACGTCTGACGTATCTTTGACTAAGCGGCAGATCTTTGGCCGATGCGGTTGGGAGATTGTTTGGGGTGAGGTGGTTGTTGATGGGCAGACGGTTAGGGGCATCGATTCGTTGTTGCAGTTGAAGAGTAAGGCGATTAAGCCGAAGTTCGATGATAATGAGCCCCAGAAGTTACTTTATTATGATTATGCTGAAGCGACAAATGGAAGGTTGGATCCGAGGCAGGCTTTATACTTTGAGTTAGATTCACTGGATAGGGACAAAGTGGGTATATCAGGGGTGGATAGCGTTAAGGATAGTGTGAATGCGAGGGTGAATTTGAATAGGGACCTGTTGGAAAGTTCTAAGAGGCTTTGGGCGCCGTTCGGGATGTTTAAGATGAATACGGAGCAGTGGTTGGATCCTGCTGTGAAGAAGACAAAGATGGAGGAGTTTGCCAGGAGTATAATTCCTGGGAGGACTATTGTTTATAATACGGCAATTGAGGATAGCAAAGTTGTGGATCTTCAGCCGAATTTGATAAACTTGATTAGGTCGCTTGAGAAGGTGGATGAGGACATTATGGGCTTTTGGATGATACCAAAGGAGATACTTGCTAGGGGCAAAACTGTTAATAAAGCGACATTGACTGATGCCATGGAGGCCCTGTATGTTGGTCCCGTGAATGCGGATCAGTCGTACATGAAGGAAGAGTTGGAGAAGCAGTGGTATCCTAAATTGGTTGCTATCTGGAAGCAAGCACACCCTGATAAGGCCAATAAGGTTTACAAGGTTCAGCATATATGGAAGACGCAGAGATTCTTGGATCCGGCGCTAGTGAGGGCGTTTGCCTATGCGGTCAGAAATAAGGTCATGACGAGTAAGGCCTTTTTCGAGATTCTCCATATCCCGATTGAAGAGGGATATATCCCTGAGACTGCGGCAGCACCAACTAAGGCGCAGCAGGCTAAGGGCGAATTGGAGGCGTTGATAGAGGAGGCTGTGGAGTTGGAATGGGGGGATTTGGCCGCGGCACAAAACAATACGCCTTCGTTGGGTGTGGAGGATGGAGCTAATGTGGAGGAAATTTAGTGAATTTGCTTAGCCATGGGGTTGGTGTAAACTTAACTGTATTGGAAGTTATGGAGGAATAAGATATGCCATTTTATAAAGGTGCACAGAAGTTATTCCCTGATATGAGTTTAAAGAGCCTTGCGCCACTGTGCAGGGAATTGCATATGGCCTGGGGGATTTGGCGTAGGCACGAGAAGTATACAGATAGTAAAGGTAATTCTTGGAGTAAGGAAGATTTCTATAACTTTTGGCGAAGTTTAAATTACAATCTCAAACAGAAAGGCGGCACAGGGTGTGTGATGTTGAAAGGGATGCCTACCAGTTTGACTTGTGTGAGTTGTTCGGAGCAAGAGCAGAAGGACCTTGAGAGTTTGTATAAGGGCATAGAGAGAGACTTCCCGTCTATGTCCTTGGAAAGATTGGCAAGGTTCTGTTTGGTGTTGCATATGGGATGGGGCACGTATCGTCAGTTTAAGAATTTTACTGATGTTAAAGGCAATGAATGGAAGGTAGAAGATTTCAGGAGAGTGCATAAAGTGCTTGATGAACAGATGAAGAAGAAAGGGGGAAAAGGTTGTAAGCCTTTTAACCCATTCGATGAACCAGCGACTAAAAGAGAGACGCCGTCATATCCTAGAGCGTCAAGCATGTCACGTTCGGGCAAATGTCAGGCACTTGTACTAAAGAATGGAAGATTAGCAACAATGGAGGATTATGATGAGATCTGTTTCTGCGACGGAACCTGTGTTGATATGGACAGTCGAAATTTCGAGGCAACCAGGCTCGAGTTGGATGGTCACGGGGCGAATCGCCTGTTGACGAGGGATGCGACACCTGAGTTGAAGAAGGCGTGGCTTAGTGAGGGCGTGGATGTTAGATATGTGGATGAGGAACTTGAGCAGATGAATGCGTTAGATGATAGTGAGATGCCGATTAAGTTCTTTTTGGTTGGCGCCGAGAGGAGGGAGATTTCGAAGCTCGCCGATGGAGTGATGCTGAATGCCGTTCAAATCAAACAGGCAAAACAACTTGAGCCATGGAGGTCTGAGTTTAGAGGACAGATTATGTTGGATAATGGTATCTTTGGGGATACCTTACTTAATGTGGATGAGCTTGTCGGTAGGGTTCACTCCGTTATGCCTGATATTGCTGTCGGCCCCGATGTGTTGTATGATCGCGATATCCATATTAAGTCGCTCAAACGACAGAAGGAGTTTCTCAGTAAGAAGTTGCCCAAAGAAGTAAGTGTGATGCTTGTGCCTCAGGGCAATACCTGTTTGGAGTTTGAGTGGTGTACGAAGCAGATACTGAAGATGAAGCCCGAGGTGATAGGGTTAGGGAGAATGAGCATGAAGGTTGCTGGTTACCCTGGAAGGGGGCATAAGCAGCGGATTTATGCACTTAAGCGGTTGCAGGATTTGGGGATATTGGACGAGATTAAGAGTGAGGGGATCAGGATGCATGCCCTTGGGCTAAGCAAGCCGTGGGAGTTGCCTTACTTGAATAAGTTTGGATTTTATAGCATTGACTCCATGAGTTATATTTATAGCTCACTGTACAATCAGCTTGCGATGCCGGGTGATCCGACAGAGATGAGTTTCTCTGTGGTGAATGGACAGGTGAAGCAGACCAGGAATATCGAAGATGATGTACATAGTAGAAGGGCGCAGTTTGTAAAGGAGTATCCACATAGTGGGAGTCTTGATGCGAGGCAATGGTGGATTGTGCAGAATGTGTGGAAGCCTATGAGTAAGATGAAGGCAACTGATTATCACATTATGAATTCGGTCAGGGACCTAAAGTTCGAAGACCGTGATGATAAGCCTATGTTGGAGAAGCCCACGAAAGAGGGCCTGTCGCATAAGGTATATCAGACGTTGCAAAATGACCAAGCCAGTGTGGGAGTTCCTGATGTGGATGCGATGGATGTTGCAAAGTTGAGTGACCGAGAGCTCCATCATTTACATCATTTGATGCATGTGGCCTGGAAACAGAAGGGCGCTGGAGGTGAGTAGATGAAAGTATTGCTGATGTGGGAACATGCAAAAGCCCTTGCGAAAGAATTCAAGAGGGCCGGGCACGACGTCACCTTGATAAAGGACGAGAGCAGCTTTGGCCCTGATGAGAGGTTCGATGTTGTGTGGATCAGTCCACCTTGTTCTGGGCTGTCGAAGGCCGGGGCCTGGAAGCATTGGGACATTGAGGAGGATGTAAGGTATACTCCGATGACGGCCGAAGCGAAGAGGACTACGAAGTTGCTTAAGGATGCCGTTGACTTTGTGAAGAAGTGTGGTGCCAAAGTTTGGTATATTGAGTTGCCTATGGGGTTGGCTAGGAAGTTTAGTTTTATGAAGGCGTTGCCTAGGAAGAATACGACGTTGTGTCAGTATGGGTTGGAGTTTCGCAAGGAGACTGACATTTGGACAAATGCCAAAGGTGAATTTTTGGAGTCTTGTGATCCTGGTGATGGGTGCCATAAGCCGCAGCCACGTGGGGTCAAGAAGAGTGGCAAAAACGCTGGGATCAATACCAAATGGGCAGATAAGAGGGCGGTGCTGCCTTTGGAATTTTGCAAGGCGGTCGTTACCATGAGTGAGAAGACAATAGGTCGCGGCGAACTGATGAGTGTGAACTTGAGCCCTGATGAGGTCGTTAGGTGGCATGAGAGTATTGTTAGTGAGTTGGCGCGCCGGGGGCTAAGTGACCATGATACGCCGTTAGGGAATGATAATAAGAGTAACTATCAGCAGCCTGCGCAGTCTGGTGTGGTTAGTGGGCCTGAGGTGACTTTGCAAGAAGTGCTTGGGTATTTTGGTGAGGCGAAGATAGGTAAGGGCCTTGTGATGTTAACCGGTGGGATCGTGAATAATGGCAAAAGTGTAAATGATATTGACATTCTTATTCGTATGGAAAAGGATGATCCGTTGTCTGTGCCTATACAGTTTAGGATCCTGAGAATGTTTCCCGAGCATTTGAGAGATAGGATACAGTTTATATTCAGTGATAGTGGCGGACAGCCCTTTACTTCTCATATCCCGCTGTATGATGTGGATATGAAGTTGCAGAGCCCGTTGAAGAAAGTGGAGATGAGTAGGAAGGAATTGGAGGAGAGCGTCCAGAGGAGGAGTTTGCCTCCGAGTCGCGACGGGAAGTGTCCACCTGGGTATAAGTTAAAGGATGGCAAGTGTGTGTGGATGGAGGAAGCGAGTGAAGGGGGAGAGGTGGAAGAGTTAGAGAATAAGGAGGTTGATCTACAGAGTGTGCGGTGGCCTAAAGAAGAAGAGGCCCATCCTTTCGTGATGCAGATACATTTTAGGGGTGAGAGCGCGCACCATGACTTTAGGGCCAAAACCAATGGGGAGTTGGAAGGGTGGAGTGTGTTTAGTCAGCCTGCAGGTCAGGTCAACGAGGATGTGAGTAATGAGGCCCAGGCGCAAGCGATAATTGCGAAGGTCGATTGGAAATGGCCTAAAGAAGAAGTACATGCTGAGGCGAGGCCTAAGACAGTGCAGCCTGCTGAATGGTTAAAAGTGTCTGGACACTTTGACCCTGGCCAGATTGGCGCGGGAAAGGACGTGGCTGGATTTATGCAGATAGTGGATCAGGGCAATGTTGAGTTTGGTGCTAGGAAGACTTGGTTTTATGAGTATTTTCTGCATGGGGCGAAGACTAAGGGCCGATTGGTGTTTAGGTATATTCCTAGGCAGAGGTCCACTAGTATTGCAGCGGCCGAGGAGTTGGCTCTTTGGGATTGGAACTGGGTTAAGTTCACAAGGGATATGTCCGAGAAGAAAGAGTTGAGTGAGGTGCCCAAGACACTTATGGAGTATTATAATAAGCATAAGGGTGTGAATTCTGCCTACCAGGTAATGAGATATGCGAAGAAGAATGGGCTGACTGAGTTGGCAGAGACCTTTGAACAGCGCTTCATGGAACATCAAAAGAGGGGGCAATCTTTTACCTACTCTGAAGAGTTACTGGAAGAACAGATTTCTGAGGCCGACACTAGTGACCTCCGAGACGTCTATATGCGCATCTTTGATGTTATGGATAATAAAGGCCAAAAAGTGCTTCAAGACGACCTAGCGGTCTTTATTGACGTCCTCGAAGATGAATTGCTCGGGAGAGGGGCCTTACAGGATAGGAGGAGTGCAGGGTATTGGACCACGTGGTTGGCCAAGAGTGAGACTCCGTATGTGTTGACTCGAGCTGCAGTTAATGAGGAATGGATACCGCCTTATGGGGTTAGTGCCTTGCCCAAAGAGGTAAGAGATAAGGTCCCTGAGAAGTATCAGTATTGGAAATTTAGCTCTAGGCAGCAGAGGCTAAAGGTAAGGGATGAGTTGCGAAAGGCAAAGGATGTTAAGCTTCATATTCGTAACTCTTATGATGAGAATCATCATGTAGTGGAGCATGAGGGCACAACATATTTGGCCACTACTCTTTCGAAACCGGAATCTGAGGACATTACCTTCGCCGACGTTGAAGTGATGTGTAAGGTGGATTTGTCAGAACATGAGTATGTGTTGTTGCATCATTTTTGGAAAGGGCAACAGGTCGTGAGGGTTGGGCCAACTACGCAGCACTGGGATTTATTTATAGGCGATAATATGTGGGTCTTGGACACTGATCCTTTGAAAAGTGCCTCGAATGCAAGTAGGCGTAGGCCTTATTCGAAGGGGTTTCAGGAGAGGGGTGCTAGTGGGCCTGAGTTCATTGAGCCCGGCACACCTGGAAACCCGACCAAGAGTACGGCCGCATGGGTAACTAGAGTTGATAAGGGCAGTGTGCATATGCTCGAGGACGATGCACATTTTAAGAAGTTTAATTTGTCTGGCGGGAAGTTGAAAGGAACCTTTGTCCTGAAGCAAGAAGAACCGACTGTTAATTTGTGGAGGTTTGGCAAAGATCATGGGAGTAAGGCCCTATCGAAGGGAAATGTGGTGAAGCAGTATATTACGATGAGTACTGGCAAATCATATGAGAGGGATGGAAAGTTGTATGTTCCCGGCGATGCGCTGAGCTATGGCGTTTGGAACGGGGATTTCTATCCACCGGAGGTTATTGCAGATAGGCCTGAAAGGTTGAAGAGTAAAGCCACTAGTATTGTTTCACATAGGAACCGGAACAACTATGGGAGTGTCGTTGAATTGAACTTTGACGAAAGCACTTCGACCATACACATAGTGGGCGAATTCGAGGGGGAGGAAGCCATAGAGAGGATCAAACAGGGCGACCTAATCGGCTATTCGGTCGAAGTCACTGTTGAAGTGGATGAGGACAGGCACATTGTGAAAAAGATATTGGACTACGACCGTGTTGTTCTGGTTCCTGACCCAGCCTGTGAGGTGTGCACAGTTGACGGTGTCTGCAATTAGTTTGGAACTGCTTGAAGGCATGGTTTGCGGCATTACGGTGTCACAACGGGCAAAGGCCCAATTGGGCATACGCGCACACCCTTGGGCCGAGGTGCGGTGCGAAAGACCGGACCTTTTAGAGACCCTACAAGTTGAGTTGCTGGCGTTATCGATTGGTTCCACAACATTGGGAACGCCAACCGATAAGCTTCGCATCCAGGGCATCAACAACTGTTCTTTGCTCACGCCCTACGTCCCAGAGAAATATGCCTGGTGGAATGAAGCAATGACCTTATTCGATGCAGGTGAGCATCGGACAAAAAACGGCCTATTAAAAATCCTACAGCTTCGCCCTGGCGAGCGGCTGCCTAAGAATCTGTGTTTCCTAAATGATTGAGAGACACAAACCCCAGGTCTGTGCCTCTCGTGGTTTTGGGTAAGACACTCAAACGCAGTATCATTATATAAAGAGATTGGACTGTCGAACATTCCTCATACTACAGTCCACCTCCAGATTTTTCCCTCCCATTGGACTTTATATAGTCATAATGGATTCTTATGAATAGGTGTGAAACCTATGCCTGAAGGAACAGAATTGGAGGAGAACGTCGAATTAGAAGACGTGTACCCTCCCGAAGGCGATAAAGCCGCACCTAAGGACAAAGCTCCTGAACCACCTAAGCCGAAGGAGAAAAAGCAGGAAGACATGCCGGCTGACAAGCCCATGAAAGTTCCTGCCGCGAAGCTGGAAACTGTGATTCTGATTCCCAAGGGATATCAGGGTCAGTATCCTGTTGCACAGGCAGCCAATGAGCAGATGTTGTCACAGCAGGAAGAGATTTCCAAGCTTAAGGAACAGGTTCAGGCGTTGAGTAAGGCGGTGGAGGAGAAGGATAACAAGATCAGCGAGTTGTCCAAAAACATCAGTGAAAGGGAGACCGCAGACAGGACCGAGGTCGCGTCTGAGGTTGTTGAACTGAAACTGTCATCTGGGATAATGGCCCTTGACGAGAACGAGGAGAAAGCCAAAACCCAGAAGGACGCAGCTGTGAAAGAACTTTCCAAGCTCCCCATCGAACAGCTCAAGACCCTGAGGACTGAGGTCAAGACACTGAGCAAAAAGCCAGAAGGATCTTCAGCATCGTCTGCTGAGGTTTTCACCCCTGGCATTGCCCAGCATAAAGACCTTAGTAACTCTGAGGTAAGGAAGGCAGAACTCCGTAAAAAGATGTTCGGCCATTCCAAGCCCTTAGGTGAGGAGGAGTGATAAAATGGCAGCTGGAGATATAATCAGATCTGTCGAGACCGTCGTAGAGCAGCAGCTGGGGAAAACCACGACTGCAATCACGAAGGGTTTAGTGTTAGTGTATGACACTGACGGTTTGAATACCGCCGGTGCCGATGCACCTGGGCCGCACTATATGGCTTACGAAGACCATGCCGCACCTACGGCTGGTCAGACTGAGTTTAGTGCAGTGAAGAGGGGATGGGTGGTATTTGCAAAAGCTGCAGGTGCCGCTGTGACCCCGAACGCGTATGTCAAGTCTGACGCGAACGGCAAAATAGTCGATTTCATCCCTGGAACCGACCTTGCCGAGGAGATCGTTGGATACTCTGACAAGGACGGGGCCGCGTCCGCAGCCACAGAAGTGAAAGTGTTCCTTGGAGGACGGTGAGTTAAATGGGTAAGATTCTCGTTGACTCTGATATTCCGGATGCACTGCTCGCTGAGACTGTCGTCGAGGAAATGCTGGGCTTAGCCCGCCAGAAGTATACCCTGAGGCAATTCTGCCGTGTGATCAACTTTGGTCAGACGATCACCGGTAAGATACCCATTGGGACAACGCTGACTGGTCAGGAAAAGGTCAAGCCCCTCGTCGAAGCAGAGCTAGCCGCTGAGGCATACACTGAACTGGACTTCAATCTGTGGAAGAATGTCGTACACATCCTGGTACCGAAGGAGACGCAGCTCAAATCCAACATTGATCTCATGAAGATGAATGTTGAGGATGGATCCAAGGATTTGGCTCGCATGGAGAACAAGCAGATCTCTGAGGAGATTGCTACGTTCACCGGTATTGGGGCAACTGCAACCTGGGATAATACCACTGGTGGGAATCCACTGGAGGATATAGCCGCTGCACAGAATGCTGTGGCAAACCTGGGTTATCTGCCCAAGGATGTGGTCATGCAGACAGACGTTTACCGATACTTCTCGGTGAACGACTACGTTGTAGCTGCCTATGAGCGTGGGGCCACCGTGAAAACGGGGCACATACCCGCGGTCATGGGTCTGAATATCAGCGTAGAATATGCACTGGCTGCAAAGACAGCTTTCGTGGTGGATAAGGCAGCGCCTGCAATGGTTCTTGCCGATGGTCCTAACCTTGTGGAGCGGTACAAGAAGCCCGCCGTGTTCGCCGATGGATATGTTTCGGCCCAGTTTCTGGAGCCGAAGAAGGCCCTCGACGATGCTGCAAGGCAGTTGACTGCGTGCATACCATAATCAAGGTACGTTGTTCACCTCTGTGTTGGTGTGAGACCGCGATCGTCAGGTTGTGTGTTCCTTTGGCTGTTGAAGTTGAAGACGTTCGCACTGCTTTGGGTGAAATGTCGGAGGGAGAAATCCCTTCGACTACCATCCAGCAGAAAATACGCGATGCAGAACGTTTATCCAATTCGATTGGGCTGGCCACGACGCCAGTGTTACAATTGGAAAAGACTGAGACATTCATACGGGACTATGCAGCCTGGCGATCTTTTATTCTTTCGAGAACGTACGAACATTTAGAGATCGGCGCTGTGGAACTTCATCAGAAAGAGATGATAAAGTTACGGGCCGCGGAATTGAAGAAGCAAGCTCAACAGTCGTTGGATGAAGCATATGGGGGTGTGGGTATAGCTATCGTTACCGCGATGTGGGACGATAGACCTGAAGATCCATATTATTATTGTAAGGATGAAGATGATACAATAGTCATACGCTCGTGAACTACTACTAGTGAAAACCACTGGTGGGTAATATGTCGGTCGAACCAACTGTAATATATCAGGTCAACGTTGACCTTAATGTAGTAGCTAGTTTGCTCGACGACGCATTGGAGGAGTATAAGAGGAAGATGGCCGAGCGTGGTGCGAGTCTTGTTCGTCAAGAAGTTATTCAGGGGCAACCTGTAGTGGGTACGTGGCCTAGGATTGCAGGCGGTACCCAAGATTTAAAGAAGAGTAAACAGACTTACGGTATCGTATCAGGGAAGCTTTACAAAGGTGTTTATTGTCGTAAAGCTAGGGATACCTGGGAGTATGGGGTGGAGCATCCTGGTGCGAAGATGTTTGAGTTTGGCCACAAATATTGGCGAAGTGGAAAACAGACACGTTATATCTTTGCCAAATTGGGCAATTACAATTCAGCTTTTTATTGGACGGCCAATCAACAGGTCACAGTGCCTGAGAGGCCTCTTATTATGCCAGCATCACAACAGTTGATACGCGAAGAGCCCAGTATCTGGGAATCTACTGTTGGGAATATTTGGAGGTTAGCAACATGAGTGAGTATGATGTTATTTTGAGAGCTGAGGAACGTTTTGTTGTTGAGATTGCTCAACCTGATAGGGATATTAGAATTATGAGAGGTGATTCGCTTAGCATGAAAGTGAGAGTCTCTACTGATGAAGGGGCCTATCTTAATATGGTTGGTGCCTCAGTAGATATGACAGTGAAAAAGGAACTAAGTGATGATGATTTGGATGCTGTGATATCTAAATCTGTTGGTTCCGGAATTACACTTCTTGAATCGGCTAACGGTTATTTTGAAGTTGTTCTTACGGGTGATGATACTAAGGATCTCGATGATGGGGTTTATTATTATGATGTGCAGGTTACACTTGATAGTACAGAAGTGTATACTGTGATGGTTGGTAAGCTTTATCTTAAGCCGGATGTGACAATTGGATGAATGCAAATCTTGAACGTCCGACCATGGGCGATGTTGGTGCGGCATTGAAGCCGTTTGAGAAGACCCTTAAGGTTGCACATGAGACGCAGCAGCAAGTGGTAGACGGTTATGTGGAGCCTATTAGAGAGAATCTTGAAACGTTTTTTGGTATTGTGGCACCGGCAAAGTTCTTCAGGTTCAGCAGCCTTGGCGTACACACAGAAGAGAGTACGTTTTTGTATGTGAGATTAGAGCAGGAGGATTTGCCTGAGATTATGACTAATGATATAATCTATGAGGGTGGTAAGCGTTGGCGTGTAACTGAAGAGATGGATTATGAACATCAGGCCTGGGCTAAAATCTTTACAGTTCAGAAGGTAACATAATGTTGACAGAAACACAGAAGGCATGGATCATTAGACGGATCCCTAACGAAGTCACTGTTGATAATGTTGCCTTTAAGGCTGGCAAGCGTTATGGTAATCAGTTCGAGTTTGATATGTTTCCTGCGATTGTTCTTACGTATGCGGAACAAAGCAACTTCATGGGACATTGGCCTATACTTAATAATAAAAGACGATGGACGAATCAGACGAAGGAGAATGTGCGATATCGCAATGGAGTGTTGGTTTATATACTTACGGTCGATCAGCCTGATATGTTGGTGAGTGTTACAGGCACTGTTGCAGGTAGTGCGTATTCATTTGGTATCGGTGATACACGCGATGTGTATGTGAATAGTAGTCGTGAGTTGGAATTTACTGGTGCTACGTTGCCTGATGCAGATACATTGGTCCTTGTTGAATATACTCATCGCACGGTTCGATTGGAGAAGGGGAACGAGGTTAATGATAGGTTGACTGTTGACATATGGGCTGAGGATTATGATGACAGGGCCGATGGTGCTGGTCCATATGTTAATGGAGTTAAGATTGTAAATGCATTGACTAAGGTTGTTCACGAGTGGTTTAGATATGTTGAGGATATTTATGATGATGCGGGCGATCGCGTTGATGTGACGTTTAAAACAGAAGCTATCAGGAATTTGGACGATGTGGTCGAAAGTAATATTCGGCGGCTAAGACAATTTGAAGTATACATCGCACACATAGAAGGACTTACTGAGCAGATCCCATCAGTTGAGACTGTTGAGTGGGAATTCGGTAATGTGTACCCGTGAGGGAATAACCATGGCAAAAAGCTATGAAATAAAGGCCAAATCTGGCACGCAGCTGATCAGTCTGCCTGGGGCACCTGTATTGGGCCCTGGAAAGACGATTGTGGTTGAGTTGCCGGATGGGCCAACAGCCGAGATGAAGCGGTGCCAAGATATTGGTATGATTAAGTACCATGAGTATAAGGCACCCGCCAAGTCGAAGGCTCCAACAAAGAAGGAGGAGACTCCGAAAGAGGAGACTGAGCCCGAACCTGAGCCAGAGCCAGAGCCAGAACCCGAACCCGAGCCAGAACCTAAGGAGACGAAGTCCAAAGGTAAGGGAAAAGGGAGAGGAAAGGGGAAAAAGTGATCGGTGGTATAAATGCCAGTGAACCCGATTGTAATAGACACCACAATCCAAGCCTATGCTGAGCCTACTGTTACGTACGGTAATATTCTTATCATAGGCCGCGAATCAGGTGGTAGTGCAAGCGACGATGAGGTTAAACAGTGTGATAGCCTCAATGATGTCGCAACATATTTCGGCAGCACAACGGATATCTACTATGCCGCAGTACAGGCATTCAATCAAGGGATAGCCCGTGTGTGGGGCATCAGAGTAAGTCAGACTGCCGTAGCTGTAGAGAGCACACCCGGTGCCGCACTTCATGTGTTGGATAACTTCCCGGTGAGTGCGACGCCTGCGCCGGCGATAGCTGGTTATACGTTTGAGTATACTTTTGGTGTGCCGACAGATCCAGGTGCATTGAAGGCTATGCTGAATCCGTTGACTGGGCAGATATATATCAATAGCGCTGGTCCACATAATGTGGCTTATAGCTACACTGACTGGACTGCAATAGAGGCTATCATCGCTGAGGAAGCGATAGATATCGTCTGTCTTGCTGGTGCTGAGGGTGATGCACAGTGGTATGGTGAAGTGGATTCCGTTCTGGATATCTGTGACACCAACAAGTGGATTCTGCCCATGAAGTCTGATCCTGCTGCAGATGCTGCTGATATCGTGACTGATTTCGGAAATTATTCCAGTAGGAATATGCTTGCAGTAGCCTGCAAAGCGCTGGGATCCAATGAGGATCTCAACGGCGCTTTGGCTGGACTCATAGCACAAATCGAGCCCTGGGACAAACTCATGTGGAAGAGGATTAATGACATAACTGTGTCTGCCTACTTCACAACGTCCGAGGTAGAGAGTACGCTGGAAGCCGGAAATGTGAACGCAATAATCCTAAAGCAGGCCGCACCACGACTGAGCGATGGCTTGACGATGGCTGGCGGTGACTATAAGTACATGGACACCACCAGAACCCAGTATTGGCTTGAGGAACAGATCATCGATGATTTGTCTCTGCTGATGCAGAACTCGAGAGTTCCATTCACGCAGACCGGTATAGATATCGTGCAGGACACGATTGAAGGTACCTGTGATCTTGCAGTTGCGAATGGGGCCCTACGGAGTCCGTGGGTTGATAACACGGGCCAAGGCCGGATCGGTTATACCGTTCAGGTGCCCGATTTCAGTGATGTGGCTGATGCTGACAGGTTGGATCGAATCCTGAAGAATGTGTATGTGACTGTGTGGTTTGCGGGCCATATCCAGTCGATTACACTGAATTTGGCCATACAGCTGTGAGGTGATATGAATGCCTGACGAAGAAGGAATAATCCAGGAACCTGAGGTGTACGATGTACGCAAAGTAGACCTTATCATTGCCGGACAGATCATAACAGGAATAGGGGAGGATGGATTCGGCATAACTCCTGCAGAGGAGAATATGCTGATTAAAGGTCTGAAAGGTGAGGGTGGGTTTAGTATGGATCCGTCTACTGCAGCTGAGGCCACTGTCTCACTGCTATCGACGAGTCCGAGTAATCAGTACCTCAGACAACTGTGGAAGAGACAGAACCCAGGAATGAATGCCGCTGCGCCAAGGCCCTTTACCTTTTTGGTACGGGTGAAAACGACGTATGCGGAAGCCTTTGGGTTCATGAAAAAATATATCAGGTACACCATGATACAGGGTCCTCCTGAGTTGGTGACTGAGAAAGAAGCACCGCAGTATGAGTGGAAGTTCATTGGGTATGGGTACGAGGAAACTCCGCCCGTATTCCTGAACGATGTTCCACTAGCCTGATAGTGCCGGAAAACGAAAGACAAGAAAATATGAGGTGATTGCATAGGAGAGAAAAACTCTCAGTCGCGACCACCCAGAGTGAGGGTCGGAGAGGGGGCGAAAGCCTCTTCTCCACCTTCACCGACCAAACAGAACATCGATCATCTCCTGGTCGACGATGTGCCAAAGGAGATAACAGTGAAGGGTGTGACGTTTCAGGTCCGCGAAGCCGATGGTGAGTATGTAATGAAGCTCATCGATAAGTGCACTCGTGGCGACCCGATGCGGCCAGAAACTCTGAGACTGGATCGCGGAGAATACCTCAGCGCATTGATCGAGCACTGTGTGGTTAGCCCCAAACTGCCTCGAGGAAGGATTAAGCCCGGTGTATACACTGAGCTTGGTACTGAGATCGAGAAGTTTTTAGGTCTGGGAGAGGTGGCGCAAAAAAACTTAAGCGAGATGTCGAACGAGAAATAGAACTCTGGTTAATAGCCAAAGAGTTTTCGATCGACATCGAAGTGGTGGAGAAGTGGCCTATAAGAAAGATCAAAAGGTATGGTGCCTTTCTGATGTGGTATTATGAAAACCAAAACGATGCAATGAAAGGCAAAGCACCTAGATCTAAGGGCAAGAAAAAACTGCATAAGTTTCACTTCAAGTGAGACCACGGAGGTATGAAGATGGTTGCTGGGACACAATCCCTTGTTGTTAGCAGAACAATCGCTGTAGTGGCTACTCAAAATGCCGCACAGGCACAGCGACAGCTTCAACAAGTACAGGAGGCGTCTAATAGCACATCGGAATCATTCCAACGTCTTCGTACCTCTCTTTTATATTTGTCGTTTGGATACCTTGCGTTAGGGGGAATATTAGGGCAGTTTGCCAGATCACTGACAACTGTAAAAGATACGATGCTTAATACGTATGCTGGCATTGAATATTCTGCGACGCAGGTAAGTACAATTTTAGTTGGGACCGCGGCCGAGACCGGGAGAGTTTATGAAACGATGATGCAGCTTGGTCGTGAGACCGAGTATACTGCTACCCAGGTTGGGGAAGCATTAACTAAGCTTGCTATGGCAGGTTTGAATGCAGATGAGGCATTAGATTCCGTTGGCGGAACTCTAATGTTAGCTACTATCGGAATGATGGATATTGATAGAGCTACTGATATAGCTGTAGGTGCTCTTAACAGCTTTAATTTGGTTAGTAGGTACGGTGGGGATGCGGCAGCGGCTTTGACACAGTCCGTTGCGATGTTGGCACATTCGGCAACGAATTCGGCAGCTACTGTTGAAATGATGGGTGAGGCCATCAAGTATGCTGGTGCGATTGCCGAGATGGTCAATGTCTCAATGGCAGAAACGATTGGATTTTTGATGATTGCAGCAGATAATATGCAGCGAGCTGGGATAGCTGGTCGGTCGTTGCGTATGTCTATATTGCGGTTGTCCCAAGCTATTGGACTTCAGACCAATGGGGTTCGAATGGCGCAAGAAGTTATTGATAAGTATAATGTGCAATTGACTAATACCGATGGATCTATGAAAGGATTGGCTGATACTGTTGATGAGTTGGATGATAAATTTGGTGATATGCAGGATGCACAGCAGTTAGCTATTATGACACAGCTCATGGGTGCCAGAGCTTCAACCTCTTGGGCTGCGAACCTTAGAGAAGGCAGAGATGCAATGGAGGCGGAAAGAGAGGAGTGGTTAAAGTCACATGATACTTTGGAAGGGTTCATTCCTACATATCGATCAGCTGGAGATATGATTAGGAAGAATGAGATAGCCTTAGAGGCAGCTACGGCAAAAGAAATGTTATATAGAGCTGGTGTGAAGGATACAACTAAGGTTATGAAGGCTTGGAGATCTGAGATTGATCGCACAGGCGCAGTTAGTGCTGAGTTCTTTGATGATATGGGAATGAGCGCTGAGGAACAGCAGAAGATTATTGATGTTTTGTTAATGTCGAGAGAGAACACTCAGTTGTGGACTGATGCTGTTGAGGATGCGTCAGATGCTTCTAAGATTTGGGAAGATAGGTTGGCGACATTGGAAGGGAGTACTAAAATTTTAGAGAGCAGTATAGAGACTCTCTATGCGGCATTAGCGGAAGATTTGGCGCCGTTTATGATGAAGTTTAATAAGGCCATGACGGATTTGGCTAATATCTTGTCCAGTATGCCGAAGCCATTGAAAATGGTAGTAGGATTCATGGTACTATTCGGTAGTGTGATTTTTACTGCTGCCAGTAAAGTAATGCTGTTGCTTGGTTCAGTGGTAATGTTATCGGCCGCATTGGTGTATATGCAAAGGAACACTGCGGGAGCTACGAAGGCTACGCAAACATATACTTGGTCACAGGTAAAGGCCCTCTGGGTAGAAAGAAAGAGAACTCAGCAAGCCGGTCTCACTGTCACGGGCCTTAGAATTGTTGTCAGAGAAATGAAGATTGCCGCTTACAGCACATACATGTGGGTGAGGGCAAATGTGAAGTTGTTAGCATCCATGGGTATTTTGGCAGTGCTTGCATATAAGTTGACACAGTATTATAAAGATGGTAATCAAGTGATGGTCTTTATTACGGGGACCATTGCAGGATTGGTATTCTGGTTCGGTGTATTGAACCAGCAGCAGAGAAATAATGTCGCTACGGCACTTAAAAACATTGCCGTTAAGTGGAGAGAGATACAAGCTGAAGGAGGATTAATTGCTGCTATTAAGCGCAAGAATATTGCACTTCAGCAATCGCAAGTAAATTATTGGGCAGCATCTATGGCCGCGCAAGGATACACGGTTACGATGCATTATTCGACTGCAATGAATAAGAATTTCTTTGTTGCGACTAAGGTCACATCCACTGGATTGAAAACACAAGAAATGGCAACATGGCAAGGGACTGCTGCCAATTGGGCATATTCCACGTCTCTATGGGCAATTTTAGCGCCGCTAATGTTAATAGCGGCAGTAATGTTTGCCGTTGCCTTTTCAATGAAGAAAACTGAACATGGGGCCCAGAAGGTTGAAAACTCAATGGAGAGGTTGAGTAAGTCAGCATTAATGACACAGCGCGTGTTCCAACAACAAGATAAAGATTTTGATAGTATGTATGGACATAGCACTGTGCCTGAGTACTTTAGACGTGGTACTGGTGAAGTGATTGGTTCCTTGCAGACTATGCAGAAGGCCGCAGTTACGACGCCCGAAGGCATCAGAAAAGATATCAAGTCACCTTTGGTAGATAGATTTAGGCGTGCGAGATCTGCCGCAGGTAAGAAAGTCATTAGTCCTAAAATTGATATCAATATGTCGAATATGAAGGTTGGCAGCGTTAAGGATGCCAGAGAGATACGCGACATGGTTAAGTTATCTGTTCAACAAGCAACAGATGATCTCTTAGCTTCAATAGAGTATGAGTCAGGTGGTGAGGTATAATGGTTACTAGGTTTAATGAAAACCCCGCACTTAACTTCCGCGATTGTGTCGTTAAGGAACAGGAGACTGGCAACACATTTAAGTTCCATACTGTGACCAATCTTCAGTTTGCCAAGTCTGCCGAACTTACGGATTCTGCAATCGATGCAGGGCAAGAAGCTTTGGTCCCAATATCGTGGCACATGGCCGTAGACAACCCTGAATTTACAATGTCTTTGGATGCTTGGGAATGGGGCCCTGGATACAGAGATTCTCTGTTTGAGCATTTAAAGTTTTGGATGAATGGAAGAAAGTTATTGACCTTTACTAATGAGTTCGGTTCATACACTGATTGTGTGATACTTGATATTAATTTAGATGCTACTAAGGATTCATATAATGTGTGGAAGGCAGAGATAAAGATTAAACAGATTGCAGTTGTTACGCGTAAAGTCACATATTTTTATGCCATATATGATGATGAAGGTAAGCCGTATTCCGCATCACCGCAAACAAGTGGTGGTTTGACAATTGTTCTTCCATCGCCGGAGCAAATTGAAGAGGGTGATACTGAAGCGTTAGAGATCAAGTATACTACGATTGAACCAGCCGTAGTGGGGTTAGAGTCATGACATTGTATGTGAATTGGGTTAAAGTCCCTATAAATTATAGTATAGGTTACCCGCAAAAGAACAGTGTCCAACTCGGTGGGTATGGATTCGATTTTATTTGGAAGTTGAACTATACACAGTTGTTCAATGATGAAGATCGTGAGTATACGGTGCATGTGAAAGTGATCTTGCAACAAGATAAAACCGTTGTGTATAATGGAAAGTTGTGCCAAGGTTCCACATATCCTGTTTTGAGTCCATGGAGTGGCAGACTGTGGTTTTGGCTCAAAGTGTTTAATCTTGATGTTGCAGATATGGATGTTAGGGCTTTGCCGGCGAATTGGATTCGCACTGGCAATTGGTTAATTGAGACGGATTAAAATGTCGAGTTCACAGACTGGATCCGGGATGCGTATCGCAGGTAAAATAGTCGAGTTTATGGCGCCACCGGTTAATTATGCTTTAAAGGGTGTCGAGAGAGTTAAGAGTAGTCAGAAGCCGCCTGCCGGTAGTGGAAGCTTATATAATTTTGTGAATGAGCCAGATTTGACTTGGTTAAAGTATGTGCAGGTTACAACGGCGCCTGGCCCAGATAATATGAAAAAATACCGTGGTCTTGACCTAGGTGCCTGGTCGTTTAGCTTTAAATTCGAAAAGTTATATGAGCGAGATGAAAGGATAGTAAGTCAAGTATTTCACTCTGGTAGACCGGGAACTGAATTTGATCATGTGCAGCGACCTCAAACGGAAAAGTCAACACAAAGTAATGCGTTTACTAAAACTGTTGCAGATCTGGTGAATAAAGCTGCAAGTCTTAAAAGAGATATAGTTGGACCCTCACCAACAAGAGATAATCTCTATTGGGAAGAAGGCTATGAGATTGAGTTAGAGATTCAGAAAAATGATACTGAGAGTGAGAATCAGGCCGTAATAAAAATACATAATGTGCACCCTGATTTGCATTCTGAGTTTGAAATTGGCAGAATGATTAGAGTTGAAGCAGGTTGGATAAATGATTATGATTTGATTTTTACTGGTAAGATCAATCTCTTTCATGTTGAGCGTGATGGCACTGATACGGTGTGTATTATTAAGGCTGAGACTTGGGAGAATTATTATCTCGATGCACAATTGACTTTTAATAAAGATCAATTGGGATTATTAAAGAATATGCATGGATCGGATGTGATTAAGAGAATTTGTGAGATGTACAATTTTCCTATTGGTTATATTGAAGTGACTCCATATTATAGATTCACGGGCGATCTGTCAATGAATGCTTATTCTATGGCAGAGATACTTGAAATAGTCACTGATTGGATTAATATGGAGTATAATTTGTATGAAGATGGTGTTGGTAATTTTGGTGGGAATCAGATAAAACCTAAAGTAGGCAACAATGAAACAACTACTGATGATTACAGTTATGGTAGGCGCGAAGGTGGTAAGACACATATCAGGGGTCGTGTTGGTGGTACCTTTTATCATACGCCGAAGAGTTTTTCTTGGATGATATATTATGGTAGATTATATTGGATGCGGAATGAAAAGATGTTGCCAAATGGTATGATTTTGAGTCCTTATACTGGGTTACTGAGTTATAAGTTTGAGACAACAGATGAGGGCGATGTACAGTATAAGGCAAATCATCTATTTTTGCCTCATATTACAGAGGGCATGACTGTGCGTATTGTTTGGTCATGGATTTTAGAGGGAATGGGCTTTTTCGAAGTGCTCGGTGTTAAACATGTGTCAGATGATTCAACACATGAGACACAGCTATTATTGCAGCCTATTGATATGACTGGCGAATCTAAGATTGCGTTTTATGACTATGGTGGTTGGAATTCACGTCGATTTGTGGGTGAAAATTTAGTTGATAGGGGCGAGATACCATTATGGATGGACTTGGATGACTATGATGATATTGGTCCGATTTCATCAGAAAGTACAGAGAGGCCAGTGCCTACATATGCGACAGTTCCTGATGATGAGGCTGATTATTATCAGGGTGAGGAGATAGTGGAGTGAGGTTAATATGCCAGTGAGACGAGCCACTAGACGTGATCCACCTGGTAAGATATTCAAACGTTTCGTACGAGATATGTTGAATAAGTCTTGGACTTTGTGCCCAGTGAAGATTGTTGGATTGTATGCGGATGAGATGAGGGCTGATATTGTTATTAAATTCAAGGCCAAGAACATTGAGCCCATGGTCGTGAGAAAAGTCCCAATTGTGGTTCCACGTGGCGGCAATGCGGCCCTAATAATGCCGTTCAAGGTCAATGATATATGTTTAGCCGGCTTCTCGAAATACGCACTACATCACCTTCTAGATAATCGTGAAGTTACAGATCGTACATTCACGAAGTATTCGAAATTGTTCAATGTCTCTGAAGCCATGATCCTTGGTGGGTTTGTCCTTAATTCTGAAGTCGGTGAGGCAATTGATCTTGCCTCCGGGCCAAATTGGTCGATACCCACTGATGGGCCTGTGTTGGCCTCAGACGAGAACTTCCTACTACATTCCCGTAAGTTTATTAAGCTGGGCGGCGATTCATTATACAAATGGTCTGTTGTGCAGCCGGGTAGTATCATTGTGCCTGGTCAAACAATTGAGCCATTAGATGGAAGTCGAGGTGTAGGGGTTCCGATGGGAGCCTCGGACGAATGTTCCTTTTCTTGGTTAGTGCCTGATGATTGGGACCGAAGTGTAACGTCGCCGCCGTCTGTGTTCATTGATTGTCTTGTTGGGGCCAGTGCGAGTGGGACGTTGGGTTTCGATGGATTGTTTTACTGTTCTAAGGAAGATCAACAACATGATTCGAATCCCGGAGTTATGGACTGGAATCCGCAGATACTTCTTTCTATGCCGCAGCCGTACACACATAGGGTTGAACATGATTATTGTGAAGATTGGCCGCCACCGGATAAATGGTATGGGGTTGATTTCCATTTCACCAGAACAGGAACATATGCAAATGATATATGGATCCGAAGGATTATCTTCCAGTATAAGCGCGATCAATTAGGTTATGCACTGAATTATGAGACTATAGTATGACATCATATGTTGGGCAACTTGAGCAAAATCCAGATTATGGATGGACACTTAAGTTGGACTCTGATGGTGATTTGTCTTTTAATTCTGATAACACGCTCGAGGTAATCGGTGGCAAGCAGATTATAAATGGGGTGGAGGTAGATACCCTCCGTGATAAGATATCGCAGGATTTGCGCATCTTATTTAGAACAATGCTGGGGGATAATCTTTTTCATACGTCGATGGGTTTGGACTTCGTCTCTATTATCGGTGGTGATTATCAGGATCATATTGTGAAGCCGATTTTAGAGAGGACATTTTTGGGTTATGCGTTTGCGAACCAAATCAAAGAAATAAAAATTGAGAGAACATGGGTTAGCGGCGGGGAGGATTTAGTTTGGACGATCACAGTATACATTGGTGTGTTAGGACCGATTAAATTTGAGGTGGGCTTCTAATGGCTTATGGCGTTACGATTACAGGCTTCAACAAAAAGACAATTGATGCCATTCTTCAGGATTTAGAAACTGAGGCACAGGCACAATTTGGCACGACTGTGGACCTCACATCTACTTCGCCGTTGAAAATGATGTTGGAGGCCGTTGCCGTTGAGATTGCCCGTATTTGGGACATGGCAGAGAATATTTATGATAATGGCTTCGTGGATTATGCCGGTGGGATAAATCTCGATAGACTTGGCGCCATTGTAGATGTGTTGAGGCAAAGTGCGACTCAGAGTACGGGCACTGTGACATTTACCGGTGTTGCAGCAACAGTTATTCCTGTAGGTAGTCGTGTGTCTACTAATGAGGGGTTGGAGTATCAGACCACGGCGGCAGGGATCGTAGGTGGGGGCGGCACTGTTGATATTGCTGTTGAGTCGTTAGGTTATGGGGAAGAGTATAATGCCGGTGCAGGATTGATTGTGAATCTGGTTACGCCTATCGTGGGCATTACTTCTGTGGTTAATGCGGCGGCGACAGTTGGCGGGAGCGATAAGGAAAGTGATGCATCGTATAGGGACAGGGTGAAGGGTGCCTTAACTGGTTTTGGTAAAGGGACCCTTGAAGCTATTATTTTGGCTGTGAGAGCTGTTAGTGGAGTAACAGGTTGTTCAGGAACTGAGGATTTGAACAATCATACTGTGCAGTTGTATGTGAGTGGTAGTCCAAGTGCATCTGATGTTGATGATGCGATTGAAGATTCTAAGCCTGCTGGCATTGAAGTGAGTTGGTCACCTGTTACAGGCGATACGGTGAATATAACGTTGAATATTACTACAGATACAGCCGCGAGACCTGGTGATTGGGATACCAGGATTGAGGACAGTATTACTGCGTATATTCAGTCACTTGGTGCCGGGGAAGATGTGATATGGTCTAGTCTCATGGATGCTGTGTATGATGCAGAGGAGGTTGATGGTGTGAGTCAGGGGTGGATTGAGACTGTTCCCAGAGATGAGTTGAAGATTAATGGAACAGCGGCAGATTATGTGATTGCCGCGGATAAGGAAGCAGTGGTAGGGACCATTGTTATAAGTGAGGTGTGAGATGGCCACTAAAGAAGAAATAGCGCAAAGCCTTTTGCGACTTCTTACAGATGCCTACTGGAAGGAAAACAATTCCAATTGGGCGAAATACTTTAGGGTCTTGTCCGAAGAGTTCCAGTTCTTTGCTGATGAGGATCAAGTACTTGGGGACATATTGAAAGTACATGGCGGACTGTCGACGCCCACACTTGGTGGTAATACTGGGGTAAATTTGGATTATCTTGGGTCGCTGTTAGGTATTGGGAGATTTCCTGGTGAGTCGGACACTGATTATCGTGCAAGGATCTTTGATGCTGTTGATTCGTTCTCTGGTGGAGGTACTAAGCAATCGATAATTGAGCGATTGTATAATGTTTTGATTTATCTTGGATGGGTAGGGACCAAAGCAGATATTGCCGTGGTTGATGGATGGGATGATCCGCCAGGGAGTGGAGAGTATGGTCATATTTATATTGTGGTTAGTGGCGATTGGACAGGGTTAACTGAGGATATCACTGATCCTAGTAGTAAGTTTCTCTATGAAGCCAATAGAGTTAGAGCCGCTGGTATTAAGATTGAGGACGTTGGACCAGCTGTTATAGAAGAATGGGGGGCGGAGTTCGTTGAGACGTTGTATTATAATTTGGATCATTATCATTTGCCTGAAGAACGTTGGGGTTCCCAATGGACTGATGAAAATCATAGATGGCACTGGACCGGAATAACAAGCACTGAGAGTTTAAATGTAACAAAACCCTGAGGGATTTGAATGGGTAGAATTATAGAGGGAATAACCTGGAAGGCAAAGCTGTGGGCTGAAATATGTAGAGCCGATGGCACGAAGGAACATATCGAAGGCGGAGGAAATTTGCTACTGAATGATGGCTGTGAGCTATTGTCCGATATCTTTAATCAGACGGTTGGGGCATTTACACCGCAGTGCATTGCCATTGGTTCAGGAACAACGGCACCAACAGTTAATGATACTGATTTGGAGACACTGTTTGCGCCTGAGAGCGAGTCCTATGCAACAGTGAACAAGCAGGTGGTTGGGGTCGGAAGGACAATCCTAATTAATTCGAGCTTCGGGACAGTAAGCGCACCGCCCTGGGCCGTTAGTGAGTGTGTCTTGGCGGATACTAATGCCGCGAGAGGGGCCAGGAAGTGTTTTGCAAGGAGTACGTCACTGTCCTTTACTCTCGGGGCCGGTGACACGGTCACTATATTCTGGCAAATTGAATTTGTGCCTAACCTGTGAGGTGATTGGAATGGTTTTATATACACCTAAGGCTTGGAGCAACGAAGTCATTCTTGATAATGATATGAATCGAATGGAGGCAGGACTGCAGGGCAGGGCCGCTAACATTGTGGTGACTGTTTCTGGGAGTAAGGGTGATTCGAATAATTTGAAGACGGCAATCGAATCATATACTGGTACTGATGATGCTGTGGTGTATATACAGGGCACTGAGAATGCGACAATCATTGATGTTACGGCCGGAATCTTTGTGCCTGGAAATGTGAGCATCGTCTGTGATGCTGGTGTGTTTTTGAGGGCAGCACCTGGGATCACTGGACCTATATTTAGTTTCGGTGCCAGTGGCTCAGAGTCAACTACGAGGCAGTTTCTGCGTGGTGCCAAGTTTATTGCCAATACATCGCAGGGCGCCCAGCCTATGATAAGTGTTGGATATGGTGCGACCAATCAGGCTTATAATCTGACCATTGAACAGTGCATGTTTGACCCCTCGGGTCAGAACTGGGCCAGCATGATTGCAATAAGATATGGAAGTAAGAACATACGAATTCGCGATTGTTACATGACTGGCGCACAGCAGCGCTTTGTGGATATTGGTGGGTTGGATACAGTTGTTCCTGTGCAGAATGTTTATATTGAGAATAATGTGTTTGACACTTGTGCACTGCATGGGATTTATATCGATGATGAGTGTGCGAATGTTAATGTGGTGAGGAATAAGTTTGTTAATGTTGCCACTACAGTTGCTTATCGTACAATACTTATAGATGCATCAGTGAACCCGATGCGTGACATAAGAGTGCAGCAGAATAGTTTTGAAGGCGGCAGAATTGCTATTCAAGCAAGTAGAACCGGTGGTGTGTCACTCAGTGATATCTGGATTACTGATAATCAGATATTAAGTTGTATTGATGCTGGTATCCACGTTGAAGGTGACAATATCAATATACGTGGAAATGTGATAGATACCACTGTGAATGGGATCCAGATAAAAGGCGATAGGATAACGATCAAAGATAACTTTATGACTGGCCTCACTGGCATAGGTGTATATATTTATGATGTGTTGGTGCCCACAGATTTAGTTGTTGAGGATAACTATATAGATTGCTTTGATAATGGTGTTGAGGCCTTAAGTGGTGCTGGTAAGCTTGAAGTTACTGGCAACACGATATTAAGTTCAGGGAATCATGGCATATTACTTGATGGCTGTGCATTCCTGACATATATCATTGACAACAGCATCACGCCAAGCGGATTGGCCGGTAAACGCGGCATACTTGTATTAAATGATTCAATTGCAAATGGAAGTCATATAAATGGGAATAGGATCTTCTGCAATAATAATGGTGCAGGTGGAATAGATCTCGCGTTGTCAGCTGCTGAAGATTTGGATATAACAGGTAATATGATCGATCGGCCCGGTGGTGTAGGCATACAGGTACTTCAGGGAGGTGGTGCGGGAAGATCACACACATATGTGAGGAATCATATAAGGGGCGGAACACTTGCAATAAACGCTGCGATCTACATAGATACAATCAGTGGTATTGTGTCTCACAACATATATAGACGATTCGTTGGAACCAATATTGGGCTTAATGAAATAGCACCTGGCAATTATAATTCCGTTACCCTGAACGTGGTTCATCACCAGAGTGCAACAGGAGCACGAATTGCAATTGTAGGTGCACAGAGCGTTAACCTTGCAAATATAACATCAATCGTAATACCATGAGGTGATACAAATGGGCAAAAAGACTGATACAGGGACAGCCGAAGTGTCAACTGAAGTTGGTAAAGCTGTCGAGCAGAAGATTGACGACACACTCATATCAGAACATGAACAGCAGATCAAGGACCTGAGCGCCAAAAAAGATAAGACTGATGAAGAAAAGGCCCATCTCAATGAACTGAAACGGGTGAAGAAGATTAGGGACAACCCTAAAGAGGTGGAGCGCAGAATCGATCAGTTAACTGCTCTATTGAACATAAGAACATTGCTCTCTGAAACAATACAAGAAGTCAGATTCGCCAGCCAGTATAGAGGCAATAAGGCCGATGAACTGGTGAAACAGATCAAGGACTGCGCCGACAAACTCTGAGGTGTCTCTATGGTCCACGAATTCAATTTTGATGAGGAGACTGAAACTTTCAAGTCCAGTAATCCGATTCGTTGGAGATTGCTCTGTGATGTTTGCGAAGATTATGTGTCTGATTTGGCGGAAAGTGAACCTGTTGTATGTCCGATATGTTCAAGTGAAAGTATATCTGAACAAACGCAACAGAGGCCATATCTGAGCGATGTGTCACCTGATGGTACGGTATGGGACCACTTCACCGAAGACGATGGAACAATAATAGTTGCAAGGAGGCCTTCAAGTGCCTAAGTTAGCGCCCATGAGTGCAGTGCTGAAAAAAGAGTATGAGAGCAAGATCGAGAGTGAGATCCCCGCCGGGGAGGACGTGACCATTTTATTTGATACCACGTTCCCGTTAAAGCCTGACATTGATTCTTGGGAAACAGACCAAGATGGATTGACCGTGCAATCTATTCAGAAATTTAAGGACAGGGTGAAGGTCCGGTTTAATCAGAACTTTCAGGTCGGAAAGCGACTCAAATTGAAGGTGAAGCCCAAGAGGTTGATTTAAATGGTCGAAATAGAAGTGGGAACATTGGAATACTCCGTGATTGGAGAAATCATAACAGTATATAAACAAACGAATGGGGACAATATTCCGTGCTACGCGAGAACGGCAACGCAGCACATTGAATGGCAGGCAATGATGTCAGCCGAATCGACCAATCAAGAGATACTCGATGCTTGTGACGGATACCTCAGGAATGAGAAGGGTTGGTGTTAGGTGTCAAAAAGTCAGAATCTTGTAACTTGTCCTCACTGCGGGCAAGTTCAGAAAGTGCGTAAGGTATGCTTTCGATGTGCGAAGGCAATGTGAGGTGTGCAAATGAGCAACGGCAAAAATAATGGGCCTATGTCAAAAGAACTGGCACGTGCGGAATTCGTGGGTGTAAAGGAGTGTAATAAAACGCAGAGATCAGTGAGAAGTGAGATTTTAGATTTAGAGCGTAGGTTCAACGAAAAAGTGAACACATTAACAGATAACTTGAATCGTGCCGTTACTCTGCAAGAACAGATGATATTAGAAAGGAATACGGAAGCCGAAGCCGAAGCAATGTCGAAAACACAAGAGAGAACTGAAATTAGAAAAGAACAACGCCGCGATATGATGTTGTTTGGCGGTGCTGTTGCTGTTACTGTCGCTGTTATACAGATTTTGCCTTTTATCTGGCCGAATTGATATGAAGAGTGTGTATATTGTTTTGAAGAAGAGAAACAATATCATAGAAAAGATCCATAGCGTATGGGAGGGAGAGGATAAGAAATTAGCCCAGATGTTATGTGACGAGTTAAATTCCGAGAAGGATGAACTTTATATCGAATATGTGGTACATGAGAAAGTGATTGCAAATTCTAGGTGATATGATGTCGAGGCATTTGTATAAAATTGCAGGAACAATATATGGGTATCTGTTCTTCAGAAAGAGACTCACATTTGAGGAGGCTCTAGTGAAGTTGGATACGCCTTTTAAGATACATGCGTATCAGTGTAAGTGGTTTCGGTATAGGGCCAATGAGGATGTGCAATATAATAAGTTGCAAGCCGAAGAGGTCTGGTCCGACGAGATGTTGGACGAGAATGGAAAGCACTGGGACGATTGCGATGGCTATGCGGTCGTGGCTGCGAGGATCCTGAATGGGATTAATAATGAGGATCCGTGTAGATTGGTTAGTATGTTTACTGACGACTCTGGGCACGCAACATGTTTGGTGCAAGAACTGATGGATACTAAGACTATCGGGACATTTGGTCTTTGGTCCCATGGTTTGGCCGATTCTCTGCCGGATATATGCCAGAAGTTTTATAAGGAACCGATAAAAAGAATCAGAATCTATGACGATCGATGGAATCTCATTAGCTACGGCGAAGAAGTCAATGGCAAATGGGAATTCGTTGAGGTGTGAGATATGTTTGGCTTAGAAAGCAGAGAACTATGGATGCTGGTGGGTATGGTAGTGGTAGCTGCATTCTTTGCCTGTCTCAATTACGGGTTGACAAAGGTAGGTCTGGATAAGAGCTTGAAGGATGTGCCTTTGTATAAGTGGAAGAAACCTGTGATGATTGGTGGGGCGCTAGGGTTCTTGACCTGGCTCTCTACAGCGAGTGGTGCATTGCCACATGAGACAGGTTTGTTTATGGCGGCCAATGCCGGTTGGATAGGGGAGAAGGGGCTGGCCCTATATCTGAATAATAAGGAAAGGAATAGTGGGCCAAAGGTACCAGACGAGAAAGCATTCCGGCTGTTCAGAAAAAACAATGAACAAAAGTAAACAAGGTCCATTACTAACCGACGCGGGGCCACAACTGGTGTGTCCGCTGACGTTGGTATATGTGTCAGACAGTAACGATACATTACTTGGGGCTAATGGACCTTGTATTTTTTTTCGATGGCAGTAGCTCGAAGCGCAAGACTTTTGCCGTACAAAAATGATGGAAGACGCAAGAGAAACTCTCACGCCTTCCGGGTTGTGGGCTAAAGTAAACAAACGCTGTCGTACTACTTAAACTTTACTGACTGTTGCTCAGACCCTCACAAACACAAATCTTCTATCATCGTTCTGTTCACCAGTGCATTTGAGTTTGAGATCTTTTCCCTTCATGGGATCTTTACATTATTAGTTATGGCTCTTGCAACACCTTTCCAGTACTCAATGCTCGGATCACTCCTCCCCAGGGCCTTAAACCCATTGTTCCTCAGAACACAGGCATCACACTCTCCACACGGCAGCACCTCACCCTTATAACAGCTCCAGGTAAACGCATAAGGGACCTTAACCTTAAAGCCCTCGCCAAACTGCACAATATCCTTCTTACCCATATACTGCAATGGGGCAATCACCTTAATCGGCTTCCCCTCTACCGCTCGCTGTGAGCTAAGCAACGCCAACTCATTCCATCGGGCAATATACTCAGGCCTACAATCAGGATATCCTGAAAAGTCCACATGGTTAACGCCCACGGCCACAGCGTCAGCATCCATAACTTCAGCTACACTTAGCCCACAGGCAATAAACATAGTATTCCTGCCCGGAACATACGTCACAGGGATATCGCTCATCTCCTCTTCGGCCCTTCCTACCGGCACATCAATTCTCTCGTCCAGGAGTGCACTGCCTCCGATCCGCCTCATGAACCCAACATTAAGGATCATAGATCGGATAATCAAGTGGCCTTTATCACTCTCTTTAAAGTACTCTTTCACGCTCGCCATGGCCTTCAACTCCTTATCATGGACCTGGCCATAATCAAACGCTACCAAAACCACCTCGATATCATTCTCAAGCAGCCACCCCAGAACGGTCGGAGAATCCAACCCCCCTGATATTGCGACTACCGCCCTCTTTACCCCATCAACACACAACTTTGCATGTCCAATAGGATCCACTTCATTTATGCTTTCCATTTTATCACCTGTTCTTTACTCAGTTAATCGGTTACACCTCTCAATAGCTCCTGCATCCTTTCCCGTTTCACAGGAGCGCCACCCTTCTCAAATAGGATCTGCCTCTGCTTCCCATAAGTAGAGGTCTCTACCTTCTCCACTTCAATCACAATCTTAAACGTAAACCTCATATCACTACCTTTCCTCATATACGTTACCTTCTCGCCCAACATCTCTGAGGCAAAGTCCAAGAGCCGCTGCCGTATTATATATTCCGCTGCAGGTTCAAACTTATCAACAATATGGCATGTTCCTATTTCAACTATCGCACGGCCATCCTTCCAGTTCTTTTGTATCTGGTCGTAATGCTTATCTTTCCATTCACGATACAATCTCATTTCTTTGTTCGCCTGTGTTATTCCATCAGTCATACTCACACAACCTTATCGCCGACTATAATAATCTTTAATCATGGACTTATCTCCTTAAGAGGTCTTATGGCGGTCTTCACTTAAGTTTATCCTATATAGGACATACGGGGGTTTGACGTCAAAGAGAGGTCTTCAGCTATCATATAGCTATCCTCAAATTTAGTCATTACCAGCCCCCTCTAAATGTAAAAACATCACCGTTATAAACCCCCCACCACGCGGTATACTATTCTGCAATACCTCAATTCCTTGCTTCCTTCGTAACATATATCCGTGATCTTTTGTGCCCAACGTCGGCCACCCCGCATTCACACAATATATTTCCACTTGGTAGTGTGCCTCATAGCCATTGTGCACATCACTTAAAGCTTTCAATTGTTGTTTGATTGTCTGGTCTAACATTTTGCTTCCCATCCTTCCAGTTACGGCCGAATTCCTTCCACATTGCGATCATGGTTTCCGTTCTAAGATGTCCTCTAACGTTAAAACTGGGGTGAAACATCGGGATAACATAGCACCCAAATTCCTCGCTCCAATGCCATTGGCCGCAAGCATCCGTAAGGCTTCCTTTAACTGGCCGCAATATACTCCAGGGCACACCGCCCAATGCAACAATAACTCTAGGTCGTATGCGTTCAATCTCTCCCCTAAGGTGTAGCCGCATACACGTTCTTCTCCACGTCATCTTCGGAGTTTCATTTCCATCTGGTCTACATTTACAGACATTTGTAATATAGAACTCCGATTCACTGATCCCCGACTCCGGGATACACGTCCCACGCAGTTTCCTGCCAGATTTCCCCATAAAGGGTCGCCCTTTTTCATCTTCCACTGCTCCTGGCGCTTCACCAACTAACATAATGCGAGGACGTCCCTCACTTAGTTTTTCTCCCTTCACCATTCCTTTGTTCGAGCACAACCCCAAAGGGCATTCCGCGCATTTCTCCCGGAATATCATCACTGAACACCTCCGCAAAAGCATTATGCACATGTATACTTTCCTCATTCTCTACCCTAATCCTATACCAGCCCAATCTCCTCTCCTCTTGATGCACAATCAATTTCTTCTTCACATCTCTTGCCACATCTTCCACGAACTTGGGATTATTATACGCGATATCAACGACCGCCGCTTCATCCACTCTCTTCAGTAACGGTACAATCGGCGCACTACCCGACAATATACACAGATGTGCCATGTCCTCGATCCACATAAAGTCGTACATTACCGCATCGACTGTGACCCAACTCCTCTGATTATGGGTATTTCCCGTTGTGCTTATCTCCTTTGAACAAGGACAACAGGTATGTACCGGCACCTTTACACTTAACACCGGGTCATGGTAATCAGAGACAATAAATCTACACTGCAACGGCAACCATGATATTCTCTCTGTGGCTGGGCTTATAGTCCTGACCAAGTACTTAAAACTCACTTCCATGTGCGCTTTCCTGGCTTCCATTACTTCTCTCAAATGTGGCTTCATATGGAGATTCATAACCTCTAATGTTATAGCCTCACTCTGGTACTCTTGCAATATCTCTATGAACCTACTCATGTGAGTCCCTTTGGTACCCGCCTCCACTTCAACATAAAGGTTCCAAGTACCATGCACCACATAACTATCCTCTTCCATTCTCCTAATCAACATCGGCCACTCCACGCCCTTAACCCCTACCTTATCGAGGGAAATCCCTGAATCTTCATTCCGCCGCTGAACATCCGGCAATTCCTCTTTGCCTTTTTCGCTGATCGCTATTCTTTTTTTAACTGTTTTGATCATGTTTCCGTCTCCTTGCATACTGACATTCTTTCGCTATGTAATTAAACTTTCCAACTAATTCCTTATCTGGAATCATCTCCCATCCATCTACCCACACAAATGTGGCCGTGTCCCTGTCCAAACCGGCTAAATCCTTATACCCCACAACATACACAGCCTTAAACCTCTTACCCTCCTCCTCGTGCTCGTGCCTTACTATATCACACCAATATTTAAAGGCCCGATGTGTAGGTGCCAATACATAATACATTACACACCTCTCTTCTTCGGGTCCCATATTATCTTATGCAACTGCAACTGCAGCCTTGCGCCTGGCACTGTATTCTTTACCCATTCGGCCAACTCAGGCAACTTCCAATCATTCCACTGTGGGCTTATGATCATACGGTCTCTAATCCTTCTGTTCTGGTACATCATTAAAACATCACTAAGATCAGACTTCTTAACCACGAACTTTACTTCGTCATTATCGCCGATTACAGGCATTATCTTCTTGACAAAGTTCGCCTGATAGTCTCGAAAGTCTTTTATATCAATGAACGCACTCGGCAACTTAAAGTCATAAACTACTTTAACTAGTTTCCGAAGTTTCTCGCTAGGAACGATAGTGCCATTAGTCTCGATGCTATAATACTTTCCTGGCAGCATCTCGACGATCTTTAACACATCATCCTGTTGTAGTAACGGCTCTCCGCCCGTGAAACATACATAATAGGCGTTATATTCCGCTATCTGGTGTGCAACATCTTCTGGATTGAAGTCAAATCCTTGCTGATCCCTTCTCCATCCTCCTTGCGCATAAGCCGTATCACAATACGTACACTTAAGATTACACCCCTGCAACCTCACAAACACAGTCGGATACCCAACATATGTACTCTCACCCTGTATCGAGCAGAATATCTCATTCACATTCATTACACCACTTCCTCAAACGTTGAACTATGTAACTCAAACGATGCAAAACTCTTTGGGCCCTCCCACACATCCACATGCACCCAATATTCATACTCACTTCTCTGTGCAAGTAATCGTGCAAACCTCATGACAAAATACCTTGCTATATTCTCACTCGTCACTGCGCCAAAGGCCATTGGGAATACAAATAGATCCTCTGTCGGAATCTCATAGTACTTGAACCCCTTATCGGCAATCGTCATTATTGCCGTTGTATCATGTTCAGTCTCATGCAACTTAACATCACCTGTCTCTGGCCACACCTTTGCTTTCCCCTCATTATTCAGCAACCCCGCAGCAACCACTATCTTGTGATCTAGCTCATTAATGACAGCCTTCAAATCAGAAAAATCCACCACCATACCATCATCACATATCTCACCCCTCATAACCACCTTCACCGTCCAGGTATGTCCATGTAGTCTAAAGCACTTACTCTTCGGATCAGTATGTACGAAATGCGCCATACTAATGCTCTGCTCAGTTTCAATCTTACTTTGCATTTACTCAGGCTCCTTCCATTTATCTTCAGCTTCTAGCATACATTCCTTAACATACGAACACCAATCACACAGCGGCGTATGCTTCTTAGGAAAGAATCTAAACTTGATACCCTTCCTCGTCTTCTCCAACTTCTTATAAAACGCCTTCTCCGTTGCACTCTTAAACGGCTCCGAGATCACTTGCGGCTGAATCGCCGTATCTACCCCACCAAGAAAGATCTGCCCCCAATGTGTTACCTCACCTTTCACAATCCCATTGGCCTCAACCAGATGCTTATACCCAAACATCTCATTCCTCATCTTACTTAAATTATACTCTCTATACTTCCCAGTCTTATAATCCAGCAATATATACTTCCCCTTCCGCCACTTATCCAAACGATCCAAAGTCCCATAATACTTAATCTCATCATCCTCTAAAAACATCTCCTTCTTCTTGGGCCAGAACCTATTAGGATACTTCAAATTCCTCATACCCCAACGTTGCTCTTCAACAGTTATAAACTTATTGAGCAAAATTCCCAAATTATTGCCCAACTGCGCATCCTCTTTTCTGATATCGTCAAGTCTCTTAGCAAAGAAATCCCAATACTCACGCCTCAAATCACTTGAACTATCAATCTTTTCCCTATCAATATTATCATAAACCTCAAAGATTAAGTCGTGCGCAATATTCCCCTGAAACATCTCTATGCTCTTTACAAAGGGCGTCCCAAGTACTACCTGATGGTAAAAGCGAAATGGACACTGGTTATAGGCATGGACACCTGATTTGCTTAGCCAAATGTCCTTGTAATTAAATTCTTTACGCTGCCTAACTGCAGCATCCACACGCTCAACCATCTTATCACCCCTTGATATTAACCTTCACACCTGCAATTGGCTCAACACTCACCGTTAACACAATCTCCGGCTTCCCATTCACTTCCATCAGATATCTTACCCCGCCAATATGTATCTCCTTCTGACTTGCCAAATAATCGGCATAAGCGACAATAACTTGGCCCCTAGTCTCGGCCACATACTTCTTTGTCCAGTTATGCATGTGATTCTGGGCCATCAGTCGGATCTTCTTATCGAAACCATGAGGCTTCAGATACGGATGCACATACACCCCGTGCCCAATGTGCGGCACTTTCATTTTGCCAAAGTCATGCACCGCCATCGCCGCTAACCTGTTATTCTTTAGCCTCTGAAATTTGGCCTCACTCTTCTTATCACTCTTCTTTCGCGTAAACCCAGCTTCTTCGATACTGAGATGTTCGCAGAAATACATTCCCCTTATCACATGATTCAACAGTCCATAAGGTACTGTTTGCTCAGTCCAATGGTGGTATTTCCCAGAGCTACTTGCCTGCATCTGACTAATCTTCGGCCAATGCTCCTTATACACGGCCGAAACCTTATCCAACAGTTCTTGATCCGTTAGATAGTCACTCAGTATCTCGATAAACATTGCATGATCATCTGCAACGTATCCTTTGTCTCCATTTTCAAAGTCCCATGACATTTTGACATCTCCTGGTAGTCTTGACAGTAATCTTATAGATATATTGGTTCGAGTTCTTTGACGTCTTCTTTTATACGCGAGACGTCTACAGGACCTCTAGGAGGTCTTCCTTGCTTCCATACTAAATACTCACTCCACAATGAAGTCCAAGCCAGTGCAGTTATCTGATTTGCAACTGCCGACATATCATATGACACGGCCTTCAGTTTATTGCCAAAGTCCTTGGCCGCTGTCCCAGCCTCCTCTAATCTACTCGACAACACTTCATCTTCAGTGTACTTTCGAGGTATATCTTCCTCATTTGCGTGTAACGCCTCTACATGCCGTTGCAGTTCTTTGATCTCTTGCTCAACGTCAACTTTTATATGTTCATCCTTTGAGAAGCTCCGAGATGCCTCAGCTTCCGCCGCTTCCGCCTCCCCATCATATTGTGCCATTTCCGCCTCAGCTTCCGCCATTTCCGCCTCCGCTGCTGCATCCGCCTCCGCTTGCATCATTGCTTCAGCTTCCGCCGCTGCATCCGCTTCATCATATGTATTAAAACCCCAGTCATTCATGCTACTCGCCTCGCTCCGAAGTGTAAAGTATCAGTCTTACCCCTCCTCTCTACCACTTGATCCTTCCCACAGAATGTACAAGTCACATTCACCATAGCACTATCCTCAAAGGTGACAGTGTTATTCACATATCTACATCCTGGATTCGAACATCTCCATTTCAGTAAGCCCATTCTATTCCTCCTGTAATATATTTTGCAATCTTTCAAGTTTTCGCTTAAACCACATCTCATACTCTTCTTGTAACCCCATCTGATAACGTATCTGTGCAATCATCAGTGCCACATCGGCCAACTCCTCAGCTATATTCATCCTATCCCCCTCCCCAATAAGATCCTTACATAACTCCTTCTGCAATTCACTCATTTCCTCAATAGCCTTAACCTGCTGCAATTCCGCACCCCACTTATCCACACAGGCTTGAAACAACTTATTTAACTCTCCATTCATCCTTTCACCTATACCTTAGTCATGCACTTCTTACATACACGAACCCTATTATCACCATCCTTAATAGTGATAAACTCCTTAGATTGACACTTCGAACAGATTATCAACTTTCTTTTTCCTATCTTTCTTCTCCTCGGTTTTGACTTCCTCTCATACATCATCATCATCATCTCCCCAAAATTTCTTTAATTCACTTTCCAGAAAAAAGAAGGGGCCGATCTATCGACCCCCAAACCCACCTACACTCTTATCATCGATCCCCCACATTCAGGACACTTTGTCTGATTGCATGGTTTTCCAGTGCTATGGTCCATGGCATGTCCGCATCTTTCACACTTACAAACGCCACCGGGTCCTTCTCCGGTGCCACCAGGTTGTCTTGCTCTTGGTTCTCCTTGCATATTCATACGTCCTTCTGTTCATCTTTGGGCACCTCTAAAACATCACAAAGTGCATCTCTATACCCTTTGTAATAGCCGCCCTTTAACTCTTTAACACTTACAAGTAACTTTTGCACTTGATCCCTATCCAACATTCAACCACCACACTGCTCCATACCACACTTCAAACACATGAAACACCCCATACTAAATACCACCTCACCCCCACACGTACATGTATTTCGCTTCTTTCCAGGTTCCGCCGCCCCAGCTTTACCTTTCATTTCTTCCTCAATCTTCTGCCCTATCACATCAGGACAACTTAACTTCGGCACCTGCGCTGGCAACGCACTAGGACATCTAATCCCTCTTAACTGTGCCACGATCTCTTCAGCCGGCGTATTATACCTCAACGCAACACTCACCACCCTACATAACGCCTCAGCGAACGCATTCTCACACCCACCAGCCTTACCTATATGAGTCTTAACCTCATACGGCCGCTTCCCAATCATTGCCACATCCACAAAGATATTGCCACAACCGGTTTTATCCTTATGGCTCGCCGCTATCAACCTAGCAGGTCTCTCTATTGGCCACTCTGTCCTCGTATCCAACACCTGCACCTGTCTGCTGCCATCCCGATACACAGTTACACCCTTACACCCTTTCTCATATATCTGCAACACCACATCAGCAATCTCCTCCCTGGTCGCCTCATTCGGCATATTAATCGTCTTGCTGACCGCCGCATCGGTATGCTTTTGGAATGCCGCTTGCATATTCACATGTGCCTGAGGATCGATCTCTGTGGCAGTCTTAAACAACTTCTTCAGCTGAATACTCACATTCATATCAGCCAACGTGCCTCCATGCTCCATTACCTGTTCCCAAGTAATATCATACTGGTCCAAATACTCATCTAACAGATAATTGGTTACAAAGAACTTGCTATCCAAGATATGCCTATTATAACACAACTTAAAGTACGGCTCAATGCCACCAGAGCAGTTCGCTATCGAAGCGATTGTCCCCGTCGGTGCGAGAGTTATCCTCTCTGCATTCCTCGGCGGTGTCTTCCATTCCTTATAACTTGATTCCTTCCACGCTGGAAAGGGGCCTTTCTCCTGGCCCAACTCTACAGATGTCTCTAATGCTGTAGTATGCACCAACTCCATAACCATATCGGCCCATTCCAATGCCTGTGGACTATCATAAGCCACACCGATCTTTACAAGAAAGTCACTCCACCCCATTACGCCCAATCCCACTTTCCTGGTCCTCAACGTCTTTTCCTCGATCTTTTTGAGCGGGAACTTCGTTGCATCGACAACATTATCTAAGAATCTCACAGCTATCTCCACAGTCTCCTGCAACTTATCCTCGTCAAATTGTCCATCTGCCGTAATCATATTGGCCAGATTTATACTACCTAAGTTACAAGATTCATATGGCAACAACGGCTCCTCTCCACATGGATTAGTGCTCTCTATCACTTCCTCCATGACATGTTTCTCATTTATCCTATCAATAAAGACTATCCCTGGCTCACCGTTCTGCCACGCGCCCTCTATTATAGCATCGAATATCTCTTTCGCGGGCAACGTCTCCACCACCGTCTTCTCTGCAGGATCAATCAAATTGAACAATGCACCCTTCTCCAACGCCGACATAAACTCATCAGTCAACGCAACACTGATATTAAAGTTCGCAAGCTCACCCTCCTTGGACTTACACTTACAGAACTTCATTATATCCGGATGGTCCACCCTCAATATCCCCATGTTAGCGCCCCGCCTCATACCACCTTGCTTGACCGTATCCGTGACCGCATTATACATCTTCATAAAACTAATCGGCCCTGAGCTTGTGCCATGAGTACTATTTACTATGGCACCCTCTCTCCTCAACTTAGAGAAACTCATTCCGGTGCCGCCACCACTCTTCTGTATCAAAGCCATATCAGTCATAGTATTCATGATACTGTCCATCGTATCATCTACTTTTAGCACGAAGCAACCGGCCAACTGACCTGTCGCGCGCCCCGCATTTGCCAAAGTCGGAGAGTTGGGCAAAAAGTCCAAGTTCGCCATCACGTCGAAAAACTTCTTATACCATAACTCCTTTAACTTCTTATTCTTCTCAACGTTCGAGACCACCATTGCAACTCTCTTAAACATCTGCTCAGGAGTCTCATGGTCCGACAAATAACGCTCGTGCAATATTTCTATTGCCATTGGTGTAAGTTCTTTCATGCCAGTCCACCTCTTCTTTTTCACCTATACCGCCACTTCACACTTGATTCTCCTCATTATTCTTATCCCACCCCTTCTGTTCCTTGAACCGATTCCAATTCTCATCGTTCTTCTCACAATACGCCCGATATATATCCGTACTATCCGCCCCAATGCACCTACAGAACTCTATCCAAAAGTGCAACAAATCAATCGCCTCCTCGAGCGCCTTCTGCTTCCTCTCAGGAGTTAACTCCCAGACCCCTCTCCCCCACCACTTCCAAGGGATATTATCCGTCATCTCCCCAACCTCTCTGAACAGCGCAATCGACAACCTACACATGAATACCTCCGTACTCATGTCCACCCTCCGCGGATTATTCTCCTTTGCATAGTCCGTAAATTGGTTGTTCCGCTGAACAATGTCATCGAACTTATCTTCGAAGTATCTCTTCTCCTGATGAAGGAAAGCCTCATCCGGCCGATTCAGATCCACCTTCACACTGTAGTGCTCTCTGATGAATCTAATGAAATCATCATTCTGGAGAAGCTGTTGCAAAATACTATCAGCTCTTCCTTCCATTCCAGTATCTAAAGCTCCCTCTAACTGCTTCCTCAACAGTATCCTCGTTGAGCTATCCAACGGTTCGTCTTTCACTTCACCCATGTTACTCACCTCTGCGGCTTTTTTATTTTGTATCTTATTCCTTTTATCTTGAACTTCACAGTTTCCCTTATACGGGCAATTCTGACAAGGACCTTCACCATACGGACAATATGTCATCTTGTGTTGATGATTCACATAAATGCCTCCAAGCTCACTTGCTCAGTTCCAGTGATTATCTCTCGGAAATTCATTCCGAATGCATCAAGTATCGGTTCCAACTTATTCTCCAACACTTTCTGCGTCTGCACTTCCCAATCAATATACCTTCTCCACTCTTCGAACTGATCCTCATCCAAAGCAACCCTATTCACAGACTTCATAACGCCGAACACATCGACATGGCCCGGGAGCCCGTCTGGAAATCTCTTAACATAAAAGACCATGCACCTATCTCCAACTCCGTAATCTCTGTCCAAATAGGCATTTGAATACAGTATGGGTGCCAGCCCGGTTCGGCTGCTTCCCTCATACTCTTCAAAAGGCTTTCGCAAAATCTTAGGTATTCCTGACTCCGTGTACGGCAATCCTTGAATTCGTTCGACGAACGATAAGACATGCTTTCTGACATCTTTCTTACTCCCCCCTCTCAATATCAAATCCAAAGTCGTTTTCTGCGCCTCTCTACTGATCAACGCCGAATCACTTCTCTTCGCCTCAAACCCCTTGATGACAAGAGTATCGGCAGGCTTTCCCTTATAATACAATATCGTTCCTGCATACCTTTTCTTCTTTCCACTAAACAATATATTCTTATACCCCACCTCATACTCAATCACCGCCGGATGTGCTTGACCTTCTTTCATTCCTTTCATAATCAAAAAATCATTAATATCTGCCTCTATCTTTTCCCCTTCCTCCTTCATACTCTCAAATGTCGCCTCACCATCTAACTTAATCAATAAGCTATCCGTATTATGCAACACCACTGGCACTATTCCAGAAATGAATGTTCCATTGGCACTAACATCATAAACATAATCACAATTTTCTATCTTTTTGATCTTTCTTATAGTCCCAGGATTCACAAATTTATGATGCTTCTTATTAAAACCACCAGGCTTACTGAATCTCATCCCGATATATTTGCCTTTATGAATTCTTACTTTTGTCTCTTGACCTAACTCATTCATCAAATAGGTCAATCCCATACTAATTAATTTAGACTTCTGATCAATTCTAACAAACTCATAGGCATACGGCCCCTGATCCACTGCCCCATCACCTCTAAAGAAACCTCTCAGGAACGCTAACTTTACCTTCTTATTCCCATTCAACACACGCATAGGAACTATTTTACTCCTGCCACTATAACATTCCTTTATTAAATTGCGTTCCTTAATCCAAGTAATTCTCCAACATCCATTTTTTTCGGCATAATCTCGTACCGGCACATCCTCCCCAGTAACCCTCTTCCATCTCCTCGCCCAATCATATAACATATCTTCGTCACCATTCACCACAAACTGCCCTTTCCCTAACCATGAACCTTCAGCCAAATAAACACCCCAACACCACGCAAGATCTTCACTCACATCCTCTCTACCCTTCACTTTAGGGAATCTATATAAATCAATCACATCTCCTTCATTTAATTCCTTCGGCGTTATCGGCTTCCCATTCTGAAACAATGAATGATCTTCAGTCACATCCACCACGCCACCATAATACCACACCCTATACATTTGCTTATCAACCTTATGCCTTTTAACATATTTAATAGGTGACCACCCATCTTTTGTCCATATTTCATCATAATTAATATCAGTTGATCTTATACATCCATTAAATTCGGCAACATCCTCTATCGGCACAATATGAACCCTTTTATCACTTCTCACAATTACAGGACTATCACCAGACACACTATCCCCATAAATGACCTCATAACCCCTCTCCTCCATCCAACCAATCACAGCCTTAATATTACTTCTCCCAAGCGAAAGAATACTACCAGCAATCACCGGGTAATACAACCTACTACCCGGAAATCCGAAATATCCAAATATCGCCGCTATCATCTGCTTAATACCATACTGCCTCTTATCCAATACCTGATACTCCGAATCATCAAAATCATACTGCTTCATCTTAGCTTTGATCTCCCCCCTGAATGCCATCAACTTCTTAATCATTTTCGGCACAATGCCTGGAATATCCTTCCTGAAATGTGCATCACGCACATCAGGGATATTATGGTATGCTTCTGGATCAGCCGGGCTACGAACCAACGTCTCCGGTGAGATGTTATATGACATAATAATGTTTGGATACATACCAGCGAAATCCACCATAATGACCTTATCATGTACTCCCTTCTTAGGCTGGTGCACATACGCACCTTCCATCTGGACCCTTTCACTCTTGCCTCTCGTGCCCAAGACATAATGCCCATGAAACTCCCTCAATGTCGCAATATCACCATACATGGACGTAAACATAGTATCCTCCAGTCTACATCCACAAACTCTTCTCATCCCATCAAATGTATCAATTAATCCCAACTTCCTATCAATCAGCAACATCTTCTTAACGTCGCCCATATTATAAGGCACAATCTTCTCTAAGTTCTCTCTATTCATATACCTCTCATAATCGAACTTCGTCTCTTCCCAACCGACAAACTCATCCAATGCGGCAATATCATCCAACTTATAACTATCAAATGTCCTACCCTGAAAGAACTTCTTAAAGCAACTATCCAAATCAATTACATTCATTCCAAGTATCTTAAACTTCTGCTTACCGTGGCTCTCTACATAATTCATAGGACTCATGCCATTGGGACTTATCCCATGTTTCAACATTCTATTATAAAGGTACGTCATATCAAAACCAATCAAATTCCACCCCGTCAACACATCAACGTCCTGCGCAGCAAACCACCATATAAACTCCTGCAACATCTGCTTCTCTTCTTCCTCATTCGTACAGCTAAACACCATCAACTCATCTTCATCAACAATAAACGCATCATCAGTAATCCTCATATCACTGGTCGCACACGTAATGGTCAATATCATATTTGGCGCAATCTCAGGTTCAGGGAAAGGCCACTTACCATTCTCATCCTGCACTAACTCTACCTCAATATCCAAATACATCTTCTTCATGTTGATATGCCCAAGATCTTCCGCAGGCACCAATCTCCCATCAATAATGTCGAACCCGTTTCGGATCTCCTTGTCAATGAGCACTCGCAACGGGAAGGGCAATTTGTCCTCATAAGCCCTAGAGTAGCGCTTAGATTCCGTGGGCACATCTCTGGGTAATGACACATTAACTCGCTTAACCATTGTTCCATCAACCGCTCTGAATGTATCCCCCTCATCGAAAACCTCACGCTCAGGTGCGTAGAAGTATGGACTCCACGGAATCTTACATTTAACTCTTCCACCATTTTCATCTCTCCCGAATATATATACCATTGGGAATCGGTTTTCACCTCTGCCCTCTACTGTGTAATCTGCACTCATCCAAACGTAACTCATCCGTTACTCAACTCCTTACAATATTCACACATTCAGATATTTAACACTCTCAGTCTTCTTACAATGTTTCCTCAGCCTCTCCATCAGCCGTACAGCTAACTCAACCTGAAAATCACTCATTTCCATCTCCCAATCGAGCCTCTTCTTCTCCTGTGCCCGCTTCCACGGAAAACTCGTATCCAAGCTATACACACATGGCGGCGCCAACCCAATCTCATCAGTGTTCTTCAATCCCAGATAATGTATATTAAATACCTTCACCCTAGGTATCAGTCTTGCGATCGTCGCTCTCTGATACACACTCTTCCAATGCATATACGGAATGCCAAAACTAATCGCACCATTCTGACTATAAAACGCATACTCATAGTTAAGAGCCTCAATATCCTGTCCATGCAACACGGCCATCCAGTCAATCTTATAAAACAGTTCCCCCAGACTTGCCTCCGCCTTATTCAGGAAAGTTAACCCTCTTTCGGTACTGTTCCTCACATCATGGATATCATCCGGCAACACAACCCTCTGCGGCTGCAACTTAGATATCCACTCCAAATATTCCTCATCACCCATCGCCACGCCCTTCTCAAAGGCACCATTATCAAGCAGTATCATCTTCCCTCCTTTCCGCAACCCCCGATAAAACTTCCAATACTCCTCTCTGTCCAAGAAAGAAGCAATCACCATATGGTTATCATACTCCTTCACATGTTGTAAATACTTGAATGGCGCAATCGCATAATACTCCATTACACACCCCTCCTCTTTCTAACATTATCAGCCATAATCATATCAACCCAACATGTGTTGCAATGATATCCGATCAGCCCACTTGAATACTTTCTCTCTACTCCTGGCTCTCCGCAATCTTGGCAATCTTCCACGTTATCAGCTCCTATACTTCTGTTCTGGATCACAATCTCTACAATACACTCTTTCTGTAATCATGGTAGGCACTCCACATCCTCTGCAATGTACCCAAACCTTATCCCTATCAAACGTCAATCTCCTGCCTCTAACTGTTCGAACGAAGATCTTACTCGCCGGAGAGCGGGCCACATTTAGTGCACCCACCGTGCACTTTCCCACAGAAGGTTTCAATCCAGGGGGGATTTTAGTCTCTACAGGGGGCTTGAAACCCCACTCAGCCGGTTTCGAGGACTCATTCAAACATTCATCCCACCAAAAAAGCATTAGCTAATCGAAATTCGCCACAGGCGTTTCGGTAGGCATTTTTACATTCATTCGTTTTTTCACAGATGAGCATGTCCCCATTCCAATATCCGCATAGGCAACACTTCTTCCTCACAACAACACATTCGTCTTGTTTCTCTCCATTTTGTTTGTCCACTACTCTTATATCGTGAAGATTGCCAAAATCCCTACAGTTCACGTATTGAAACCCAAGGGCGATGACGGCATCGCCATACGGAGTTGTTTTCACGGCTTGTTTCTCTCCATCATCTATCATCGTTACCTTCCTCCCAAGATTCCCTCGAATAATCATATTCCTCCACCAGCATCATTTTAAGATGGTTTATCTTATCCTCCACCTTTTTTAATCTACTCGGCCCCCATCTATCTGAGTAATGCCGAAAGTCATCGGCTATTTCAAGCGACAAGTCAAACGAATTATCAGTTTCCTTTCGTACTGTTGATGTCATTGAATCATCTCCTTTTCGGCGCATTCATTATAATCATCATAAAACCTTTTCCAGCTTTCATACCACGGTTGTCTCTCTAAATCTGATTGTTGATGAAAATGCCGTATCACTATCTCCCGTTTTCGAACGCATCCTAAAATGTCAGTATGTTCTTCATATTCTCTGGTATGGTGTACCACCATCCACGATATACCAGTTGGGTCTGTTTCTCCAAAATAACTAAAATTCCCAAGCTCTCCGCACTCGGGACAGATAACTATTCCTGTCATTGGTCATCCTCCCACCCTGGGTTTGATCTATCGAACCCTTCCGCCCACTCCGCAATTTCCCATACCTTTTGAATGGCGATCTCGGTGGTGAACCCAGGTCGTTTGTGTCTCCATCTTAATAGATATCCTAAATTGGAATATGTTGAGCCCACTCCTTTACCACAATGCCCTTCATACGCCGGACAAACTTTTATACAGCTACGAAAAAAAGCAGTGTTAAAATAATCACAAAAATTACAGGTATGATCCATCCAATCAAGCCAAGCTGATTCTCTACCGTATCTCTCAATACTCGTTGCTATCTCTACCCAATCCTTTTTCATTCAACCCCTCCTTTATCCATTCTCCTTCTCAACATATCCCCAATGGGACAATTCATACACTGTAAACAATGATCCTCATCAATATACGAATCACAGTTTTTTCTAATGTGGTCAACCAGGTATTGACGTTCTCTTATCATTTCCAGCCATTCTTCCTTGTCCCGTTGAACCACCTCGTTGCTTGTGACAACAACCGCCTGTAATGCACTTATCTGTTTGAATAGTCCCTGTATGCGGCTCCATGTGGCATCGCAAGCGAAGCAACGCCCTTCGTTCAGTCTCATATGGCCTCAGTCGTTGTCTATGAATCTCAGCCATGTCTCAGTGATACTGTCACTGTTCACAGTTCTCTGGACCATAAAGTACCCGTAAACGCTCCCGTCCACGTCTCCATGCACGAAGTCATCTTCGCAAAGCGATGGCAACCCATACCTGTCAGCCTCACTTATGCAAACGAACTTGTCGAGACACCTGAGCTTACCCAAGAGCTCACCCAAGGTGGGCACATCAACGACAATATCAATGTACTCCCTCGACGTAGTGATCTTATCTGGAGGATTTTGGTTCAGTTCAAACACTTTCAACGCAGTCCTTGATTCGTTGAGGCAATGCATGTCCCTACAGAGCCTGTGGGCACGCAGCGTTCCTCCTCCGAGAATAGTCCTGGTCTGCCAAGGCCAGATAACCTTTTTGCAATAATAGCATACTTTCATCAATCTTCCTCCCATAGATTTATCCTCCGCATAATATACAACCGCCCCAGTCCTCCGCATTTGCTGATTCAAGAATCTCCCGGCACCATCGACGAACCTCAGTTACAACTGGCGGTTCCCAGTGGGGTTCCTTTTTACCCACATCATTTGATTCTTTCTCAGCTTGTTCGATGATAAGAACATTAAGTTCTTCAAACTTTTGTTCTATCTCGTCATACTTTTGGTTGTTATCCGACATTCACATCAACCTCTCATAACATCCTTTACAAACGGGCATCCCCGCCCATTCATCTGTTTTATCGGTATCCACCACCTTACCTTCATACATGGGCATATAAAGACCGAGGGGTGTTTCTTCACCGCACACCGAACATTCGGCATACTTTGGATACAATTCGATTACATTGATTTGTTTGTTATCCGACATTCTCATCCCTCCGTTTAGTAATCATCTCTATCGTTTCCTCTAACGAGGCAACTCTATTTTTTGCTTCGGTGTGGGTTCCGTCCTTCTTGTATTTGTGCCACTCCCATGACCCCTCCACGGCAACCAAATAAACAATGGCCATGTCGTGCTCATTATCAAGCACCGCAAGAGCGATGTTAAACTCTTCCAACGTGAATGTCCTAACCATCGGCACACTTCCTGCCATCTTCTGTCATTCAATCTTTTGAATCACTGGCTTTCCATCATCTCTAGGCAAATACTCACCAAACAAAGTCATCCTCATCGCCTGATAGGCATCCAAATAATACTGCGACCTCGGATCTTTCGCCAACCGATGCTCCCTAATACAATCATCAATATACTCCTTCACCACATCCTCCTCCCACATAAGTATCTGTTCACCGTTTTCTGCAAATCTCGTCTTATATTTCATCTCTGTCATCTCCTGTCTAAAAAAAATAAGTTAAGCCTCAGAGGCTTCAGCTTTCGCATCAGCCCCCTCTGGCTTAACTCCGCGGAACCTCTCAAGAAGGGCATGTATCCCACTCCACTCCACCGTATCGCCCCTCTTAACAGCCACCACATGTTCAACACCCTCGAGATCAAGTGCGCCCTTACTCTTCTCTACCCTCGCCACAAACTCCACTGAATCCTCAATCACCTTTCTCTCCATCATCACCTTTTGGAACATCATCCCAGGTGTTGATTTCTCCCAGTCAGGATCATAGGAGTCTACCCCCAATTCTGTTTTGTCTCCGACTCTCTTCCAGCTCATCTTGGCCTTCAGATGCGTCGTATAGAGCTTATCGCACTTCATTCTCTTCAGCAGATGAACTACAGTATTGTAGTGTCGATTTCTTTTTGACCACTGCCACGAATCCTTGATCTGGACATTCGCATCTATCTTCATGTCCTGATACCGCATGACGTATTCGCAGATCTTGAGAAGCGTATCCAAACCATCAAACACCACCGCCGCCAACTTCAGCTCATCTTCTTTCTCTACGATATACCTAACAGTCACCAATATCTTGTTATACGTAGTCACGTAGTCAATCTTTCCATCTTTGTGCACGATGAACGGATCAAAGATGACAATATTCTCATCGTCACCATGAAAATGAGACTTAATTGGCCCAGCGCTACCATCTAAATCAAAGATAATAACCTTCTGACCCTTCTTCTTCTGTGCCTCATTGCGGCAATCCATCGCCGCCCCTGTCTTCGCCGTTCCATCATGCCCATACAACACCATATTCACGCCACTGTGCGCAACATGCTTGGCCCCTTCGGCCAACCACTGTCGAACACTATCGTCCGTGAAATCCGCCTTGGGAGCGGGATCATCGGCGTTAGCCTCACCCACATTTGCCCAAGACCCACCATTACTTTCCATCCCTACCCCTCATCCATATGGTGGCGTTCACTTGACCTGCTGCATATCACGTGTCGTGACTGCGGTCTTAGGGTTCTCGTCTGCTGGCATCTTGTACTTGGGGATTGCGTAGAAACCCATGGCGTTCATAGCGTATCTCACACCATCGTCTCTTGTCATCTCCAGTGTACTACCAAGCAGCAGCACTCGACTCCCTGATCCGAAGTCCAGCAGTCCTTCCAGATGCTTCGGCACCCAGACAGTGATCCCATCGGCATCCAGTGAAAGACTCGAGTCCTCGAGCACCAACATGGTACTCCTCTCACTCTGAGTATTCATGTACGACACATCTGCCTCCACAAGGACCATCCTACTCCTATTGTTAGGATCCCCCTGCAGACGAGCGTGAGCCGCCTGAATGTCGTTCAGATCTATCCTGTACTTCTTGAGCAGCTCACTCGTGTACAGGCTCTCCAGGTCAAATCCCTCGGCATCGAGCTTTTTGAACTCAATCGCACTATAAGGATTCAGCTTCAGCGATCCGTCGTCGGGCTGGCTGTCAGGCTCGTTGGCCCTGAAGGTCACAGGCATATTCTGTGGGACCTCCATCAACGCATGGGCTTCTCCCAGCGTCATGTTGAAGATCTTCCAGTCTTTCTCACCTTGGCGTCTTGCGACACCAAACATGTTGGTGAGATACCTGTGGTCCGGGAGCGGTTGCCCGTAATTGGGGTTTGCTCTCTTACCGAACAACTCCTTCGTGTCCAGTGGCCTTCCATCGGCATCACAGATACCGTCTTCGATCGCCTTGTCCTTGTCCTGTTTCCAAGCTGCGAGAGCTTGCCTCCTCTGATACCCCACCAGGTCAAAAGGCTCAGCCACTGCGAGAACCACACCCTCGTAGAACTGCGCTGGGCTCCGGAGCTGCTGTTTGTAGTCACCCTTAACCTTCATGAAGGCTCGCTGTAGTTGCTCCTCTTCATTTAGGTCGGACAACTTCTTAGTCTGCTCCAAGGCCTTATCGAAGTCCTTGAGGATGACTTTCTCATCCAGTCCGAGTTTCTCTTTGCATGCACTAGCCAGCTCCTTGAGCTGGGTTTGGATGTCTTTATTAACACCCATTTGGTCCAGTTTCTCTTCGAGGCTCATAGTTCATTCCTCGTTGTTGGTTCTGGGTACTTCTGTCTACCTGAAGGACTCAACACCTTCGTTACTTTGAAAAAGACAATATCGCCAGGCTCAATTAAGAGATCATCGCGTCTTGACTTCTTCATTGTGAATTGTCCATTCTTGAACAACTCAGCATGGAAGGCATCTGGCCCTTCTTGGTCGTCTTGGTTCATTTAGTACCTCCGAGACGATTCGCGGGATATTCCCAAAATGACATAGTTTTGAGGGTATATAAAAGTTCGGGACTGTTGTGATTTTCGGGTATTCTTACTCATCCGTCACCACCACTATCTGCTTTGGTCGTCCTTTTCCTTCTTGTTCTGCCCTCACTATATCGATTCTACCTTGCCTACGCAGAGTGTTTAGCTTCTCACCACTATCATTCCACGTTAGCCCGATATTCGTCAATCTATGCTTCACCTCCGATAATCCACAGCCATCCATTTCCTGAACAACTGTCCACACTTGTGCAACATCTGCACCTTCTTGTATCTTACTTCTCCATTCATGTTCTAATCTAAAAATATTCCTCAATCTACTATCCATCTTCGCAACAATCACATCTTCACAGACACCCATCTTTGCGACCTGATATCCTATTGCCAATCTCTCATATAACTCTTCCTCATAATGTGGAACCTTCAACACATCCAATATATCATACACACTTTTATCTATCCTCACATCATCTATTTCCATTGAACTTTCAACAATAGTCCGAAGGGTATCGCTGATCTCCTGCTTCGTATGTTCTCTAACAACAGAATTTCTCCCCTGTCTTCGCGCTATCTTAATCCTCCTACTATCTTCAGAACTAGGAACAAAATAAACAAACACAAATCTCCTACCCAATCCACTAGTCAGACTAAATCTCGACGGCTGACTCCCAGTCATTAACGTCATCTGCGTAATATACTGTATCTTCCCTAGCGCCAATCTCTTAATCAGAAACCCACTATCTAACGCCGTCAACATAGCATTATCCAAATTCACACTGTGCTCCTGCTTCATCGCATTACTCAACACAGCAAACTCATCTATCCCCACTATCCCTTCTCTATGTTCAAAGGCTGCGCCCTTAACAGTATGAGGTTCTCCATCAATGTACTTTATCGTTCCAGTAAATCCTGCTTCTGTCATTGCACCTTCAAACTGAACATCCAAATTCCCCAACCCACAAATACTCGACGGACCATCCAAATAACTCCTCAACAACACAGTCTTCATGTGTCCTGGCGGCGCGCACATAAACAAATGAACTCTTAAATTTGCAACCTTATTCTGACTTATCGCGAACTCCATTTTCTGATTCGCCAAATTCACCATATGTGAACACACACTAATCGTAAAAAATGGGCTAAACCTAGGAGCCAGAGCAATATTGCTCTGCTCAAAATACTCATTATTCAGCTCTATCAGATCGCCCACGAAATCCCTGCCTTTATGGGGTAGTCACAACCAAGGGAGGTAAGAGTATGCCACTCTAAATCTTGACCTGACTACCTATCCACGTCATTGTCAAACGCAGGACAATCTATCCTGTCTCTTGATACCCATTCCATTTCACCACAATAAGTACATCTTTCATTCCAACCCCATAAATCCCACTCTTCTTCTAAATACGTTTCTCCCTGTATAGCACGAAGTATCGTTTCTGAATTCAACGTTCTATATCCATTCACATATACCGTCCTACAATTTGCACAGGTTAACGCCTCAATCTCCTCAGAAAAACCAAACTTGCCAGTTAACCTCAGATCACCTGACACTATCATGACTTTCCTAGAAACTCGTGTAGGTCTTTTGCCACTTTCGGCCCTATACCATCCACTAACTGTAACTCCTCCTCCGTGGCTAGGCAAATACCTCTCAAGCTTCCGAAAGTATTCAGCAAACTCGTTGCCGTTGTTTCCGTCACTCCAGGGACTATCGATAACGACCGACTGGGCACACACATTTGGTACTTGGAGCTCAACTCCCGCTCTGCGTCGTACTTCCCCTCCGATATCTTCGTACATATCCTATACACCACATCAATTAACGTACTATCATCAGGAAACCACATTACATGGATCCTTTCCTTAACGGCAAAACTTGCCAACGCACCATAAATCGGCGCCATATTAACATGTAAATTCTTCCTCTTAAACTGTAACTGCCGCTGAAACTCTTGCACACTGCCGCTAATAACCAAAAAGTTAATCCTGAATAGCTTCTTCTGCCTGGCCACCTGCTTAAATATCCTCCCACTCTGGACAGAATTAACTAAGTCACTCACACTCTTTCTCTCAAAACCAACAATATCCTCTGTTGGCTTAGGCCTCACTCTTCGTAACACCAGATCAGTATCCAGCGTCGTTAATCTCCACTTAACGTCCTCTTTGCCCACAATCCTCGTAACTTTATCTCTAAAGGGCTTCTTCTCACGTGTATCGACAAGGAACTCATAACCTTTTTCCATGGTACCGCCTCACTACTTACTTTTTTCAAGTAGCGAGATCTTTCTCTCCAGGTACCATTTAGCTTTCTTTAAATCCTCAATCTCCGAACCCTTATATCTAGCCCTAGCCACATACTTTATGACATTCCCTTCATGGAACCCCAATTCATGCGCCTCTATAAATTCAATGGGCTCTATCTTTGCTTTCCTATAATGTTCAGGATTCGTTACATTCACATCTTTTGCTGGCATCTTCTTACCTCCGGTGCGACCCTAAACATTGCCGTTTAGGTATATAAAGGTTTAGGACTGTCATCTTACCTTTTTCTTCCTCGGCGCATCACCGTTAAACCAACCCTCCCAACCACACTGGTCACACCAATGCAGATGTGTTACAATATCTTGAAACACTGTTTTTCTTCCACACTCCGGACACTCAGCACCTGCATTCACACCTATACGTATTCCCCCTTTCTTTGCTACTTCGCCCAAGGTGCGGCCACTATCACAGTGACCAATATCGGCCCCAGAACTAGAATTCATGGCCACACGCTTGACACTTCTGTTTCCGTGGCGGATTGGCAACACTCACTTCTATAAGTTCGCCATCTACCACTTTCATAGGCACATTATTTATTGGCCTTATCTTCTCACACTTCGGGCACTTCTTCATCTCTGTCGTGTACGTTATCATCTTTATCCCTCTTGTATCTCAGACGCTGCGCACATTTAGGACAACAATAATTGCCAGGGTTGTCAGGTTCACCTTTCCTAGGCCTAGCAACCCTTATAAAATTATCCACATCCCCACAGCTCGGACATTCAATTGTATCAATGAACCGATCTCTACGAGCCTTCTGTTCGGCCGCTTTCTCTCGGCTTTTAACCTTCTTCGCTTCTCGGCGCCTTTTCCGGGCATTGGCCATTCTTGCAAAGGCCGTATTCTTCCTATCTTGATTCCAGCCCGTCTTTCTACTGGGCTTCCTTCCCTTTGTCATCGAGCATCCTCCCATATTGTCCATCAGGGAACTTACCATCTTTTCCCGCAGATCTCAGCTCTCTGGCCTTCCTCTCTGCTTCAAGTGTATCGACTCTGTACTCGACAAACTTTACCACAGACACATGGACCTTTGCTTTCGTATTAAGGGTATCCAAATCATTGTCCACCCTCATTTTCTCCACCTGTCTGTGGGCATCCATCATCTCATAGATCTTGTCCACCTTAACAGGCTTACGTTTCTTTTCCCATTCTTCGCGAACAGCCTTTTCAAGCTTCTCGATGTTGTATTGCTCTATCATATTTTCAGTCTCCATGGTTCATTAGTATCTACCGTTCGTGTCGCGATATAATCCTCCAATTCAGGCCACCCTCTAATTGCATCGCGCTTCGTACGAAAGATACCTATGAAAGTGTACTCAATGCCTTCTTCCAAATTCTCTTCCCTATATATCTTTACCCAATCTGACTCGACCTTTAAAATTCGGGTCTGCTCCATAGGGCACTCTGCTGTTTGTATAAACTTTAAAGCAACTTCTTCCGTCCACATTATATCAACCATTACTATGTGATCACTGTTTTCTTTTTCTTTGCCGCAGGCATAAGGTTCAGTCAGTGCTCACACACTGTCCTTGTGCCCCTACCTTACCTTTCCTTCAAGCGGGACGCAACATCCCACTAATTGTATCTAATGGCTATGATGGCCAACGTTACTTATAAAGGGCAACTGTTTGGCATCAGCTGAATACTTGCCCTTTAATATCGCTCCTAAGGGTTTATGTTCTGAGGCCGAAAACCAGTATGGTTTTCTGGCTCCTCATAACATAATATCTTTAGTGATACGACAAGAGATCTTCTCTCCAGCATGGCGATCCACCACACTCATCGATACACACATCTATGCAGTCGATGTATCTAACGTTGGTTCGAATGCGATTGCTTCAATTAAGTCTCCCTTTAACTTCACCCCTTGCTCCTTATTCGCTGCTTGTATCCAGGCTATCTTACCCTGTATCTCTTGTATTTTACCTTCATCCTTTTCAACAGAATACTTCAAATTATGTATAGCGGCCCTAACCTTTCGGCGATAAACTTTGGGCACACCCATATGTTCGTTTATCACAATTCCTGTAATCATCATCCTTTGGTGCGGCCGTTGGATCCGCGTCTTCTGGGGTTTGATATCGAAACCATACTTCCGAATAATCTTCCTAACTTTACTTTTCACTTTGCCCATATCACAGTTTTCCTTACTTGATATTGTGATGTCATCCGCATACCTGGTATATCTTAATTTCGGACTCTGGTGCAGGCACCAGTTATAGGTTTCGTAGTCCATTTTGGTTAGTATGACGTTTGATATCCAGGGCGATGTCGGTATGCCCTGGCCAGCTCTATCGTGAAATGTGCACAACTCACCTACTATCTCTCCATATAACTCTACAATCCTATCCTTCCTAATATTGGGGAAGAAGTTCCTAATATCCATCGCTAACAACACTTTAACGTTGCCATCGTGCGTATGGGCCAATGCATTAGTTACCGCACTCCTATTCTTCTTAAATCCATGTGCAAATGGACTTGGCCACGGCCCCACCTCACGGAGAACCCCATCAACTATACGTAGGGCCTCTTTCATTTTCTTATCCGGCGCGGTAATCATTCTCTTACTGCCGTCCTTCTTCGGAATTGCATACACCTTATAATAACTATCCTTATTCTGAATCAAACCATCAACATCATAGCCCTGTGCCTCAAGCACCTTTCTAACCACTCTGTCCAAATTCTTCGGATGCCAATTAGCTATCATCTTGTTTCCTCCCAATAGCGCATTATACTATTTTCAAAGTCATGTGTCTCTATAGCGTCCACCACTCTCATAAACCTCAAATAACATTCCCCACACACATCACCATACGGCATATACTCACCCCTCAGAGACGTTACCCTTACAGCTGCTCTCTGGTTATCATACCTACACTTACAGAACAGACACTCAAAACTTCCACCTTGTGTAGGATCCAATTCCTCAGCCTCATCCACAACCTTATAAGCTGGAATCTCATTGGCCTTCTTCCACATTTCGGCCGCCCTAGTCAATGCTTCTTTAAACAACACCTGATACTGCATCATCACAATATCGCTCTGGGCACGGGATGTTAACCCTGCACCCACACCCCGCCGACCTTGAACAATCATTCTCCGCCTATCAGGCTTTACAATTACCCCTATCATATCTATCTCATAAGCAGGTTGTCTCTCAAACAAAGGCAAATCCGTTAAACTACCTTCAATATCTTCATCATCAAACAAACCATAAGACCGCCCACGAACAGGTTGTTCATATTCCCTCGTACGAAACACCAATTTCTCTATCACGGAATCACATATCCTGGACACTCAAGGCTATCTATCTCGTCTTCAGTTAGGGTTTTCTTATACACTGAATACAAAGCACAATATCTTCTATCTCTCATACATCTTGCACAATCCATTCAATCACCCCCCCCCCCACACCATAATGAGCATCTACTTATACCTTCCTGTGAGCGTAATTAACTTGATGCTTGTGTCTCTCCAACTTCTACCAGATGATCTGGATCTACCTCCCTCGCCACCTCCTCCGAGTCTTTCGCGTATCGCCCTTGCAGGCACTCGAGGACTCTATCCTCGTCTGTCTTTCTCAGTTCCTTTACTAAGTCCGGTTCTAATTTACTTACCAACACTTTCAACTTACTACCTCCTAGTAGTCGAGTTTCGGGTTACCAACATTACTAACTAGCCTACCTGGCATATTACTGATCTCAGCCAATGTGCCATAGGTGGCCAGTCACCAACTCTCTTGTCATATCTCTGTGACTCTGTCCTTTGCAAGGCGTATCACCTCACATGAAAGTCCTCTACAGTATTTAGAACTTTCTGATCTAATGCTGGTAGTGGGCCCGAGTCGATTCGAACGACTGTGCGGTACTATTTTGGCTGACGACTTCCACGATGCTTTACATCGCAGCATTGCCAACATGCGCCAGCTCCCAAAGCACCGAGGATTCCAAACTACCCCACGGGCCCTTATTGGTTTTCACACTCACACTCTTCTTCCTCACACTCCGGACAGTTTTCATATTTATCACTGTCCCAATGTCTATCGTGACGGTAACAATACATAATACTCATACTAATACCTCAGGCACTTTCTACAAACCTTAACCTTCTTTCCATCTAACTCATAATCGGCAACAGGGAGTTTCGACCTCCTACAGATGGCACACCTCATGCGAATCTGCCCCCTCGCCTCATTTTTGCAATCTCTTCTCTATTAGGTATTACCCCATATGGGAATACCTTCGTCCTCTCATCAAAATACTCCCCACACTCCGGACAATAATCAATACGCTTCACCTTTCCGAACCATATGCCCATTGCCCGAAACACAATTTGTTTATGACAGCTGCCACATACAACCTTCAACTCACTACTATATATATCCTTCATCTTGACGCTACCAATATGAACCGTCATTCAATTCACCTCACTTAATAACATTGGTCAAAACCTTCCTCCTCTCCTTAACCATACACTCTCTACACATATTCCTCTTCTTGATATCCCCACCTTTGTGTGTCGTAATACTGCAATCCAACGGCCCCATCTTCCCGCACACCGGACACTTCTCCTTCTTCGGCTTCTCATCCCACATATTACCACAACACCCACAACGGTAGACACGAATGCGTTGGCCATCCTTATTCTTCTTCGTTCCCATCACTTTCACGTCTGTCTGCAAACATATAAAACATTTCATATATCCACCGCCATCAGACATTCAACTCCACCAAATATCGCCTTGCCCTACCATCCAAGTTCTTGCCCTTATACTTTCGATACAAATGTATCTTAGCAAAGGGACTAAGATCCATGAACCATGAATCCGCATTCGTTGCTTCCATTGCCATATCCGCCGTTAACTGCATTTGTTCTTCGTTCATACTTTCACCTATTCTATTCAACATCTATCATTAGTTAGTGGTCCATCTTCATTCCAAATCACATGATGCCCCAACTGCGTCGGCGCCACAGAAAAGTAAATACTCACATCATTCTCTGCCAACACCATATTCACAAACGCCAACACCTCATCAACAGCACTATCTACTGTCGCATCTCCTGGCACATAAGCTGGTTCAGCCATACAACTCCTCCCTACAACTCCTACAGTATCCTCCGCGTTATCGGTATCTCCTTACCACAAAGCCCACACTCTTCAATCATGGAATCGCGCCCTAAATGCATTCTCTCTCGCTTTCCTATATCTCTCATACCCATTGGGATCCCCTTGAAACTCCGCCATATCATTCCTGGCCTCAGCTCTCCTCTCACAACAAGCAGGACAATCACATCGATTATACTGCATCATATGATAGCGATTCCCAATTCCTTGCAACAACTCAAGCCTATTCCTACTCATACATCTCACTCCTGCGAATCAATACTACTCCATCCAGGCGAATGTATCACTCTACATCGCCTACATACTTTGATCCCCATCACCTCTGACCCCACACCAGTATACACAGCTTGCATCTCGCTCTCACACATTGCACACTTAACCATTGCTCTTACCTCCGTTTAACTTATCCATATCAACTTCGGCCGAACACGCCAACCTTTGCCCTCTACAAACTGGACAAAACCTCGGCCTCGGACCCTCCATCGTATAAAACCACTCCTCACAATCTCTACAATAAAACCCTCTTAAAAAACCATACTCGAAACCATAATCAAGCACATCACCAACCCTCACCATCCCTCACCATCCCCCCTCACTTCCTCTTCAAATATAACCAATTCCTTCTCCTCTTCATCACGACAGGCACATTATGATACCCAATATAAACCCTCATCGAATTGACAAAATTCGTCACACTCGAATAGTTCACCTTCCTTAAATCCAATCTCACGGCCTTAACACCAGTAGACAGAAACTCCTCTAACACTCTCTTCGGAGTATCCCTATCCTCTAAGACCTCACACTCGGACGCTTCTTCGAATTTCATCAAACTCCTCCGGATGCCCTAAGCTAACAAACTTATATATAACTGTCTTATGACCATCAGGCCCAACCAATGTAAACAACATCGTTACAGGAGACTCTATACCCTTTACATCAATCAGGAACTTATTCTCTACCGTCGCCACCTTCGTTATCAGAAACACTCGATCCTTCACCAATAACACTGCCGTTATTCCTTTGCCTCTTTTTCTTCTCGGCAGCTTTATTCTTTCCAGTGCCTCTACCTTTTCCCTTAAATCGTCTATCTCCTTCTGCATCCTTTTCCTTCTTCCGAATATTCCCTTCATTTCTGCCTTCCTCCCAATCGCAATCTCTACAATACCTTATCTGCTTCTTCTGCTTACTCGTATAAGTCCCCACCAACATACTCCCACACTCTGGACACTGACCAAACAACCCACCCTCTTCTCGCACAGCAACTCGCCTCAAAGTCTCGGCCCAGCCCCTATGCTCAACATTCCGCGGCCCCAACTTAAATACCGCATCCGGCATCCCTAACCTTAACTCATCGAAAGGAACCTTATAACTCAGCAACCACCCCATCACGTTGTTCCTTTGATCTTTGCTCCTCGTACTAGTGATCACAATCCTATAATGTCTCCTCAACATATACATATAACGGAGCGCCTTCTCATCAATACCACTCTCATCGCACCCCTCACACCCCTTCATAATCATGTGTTCCAACGCAATCTCAATCAGAGGCTTGTTACCTTCTACCCCTTCCCAGTGAGTAGTAACATCCTCATTGCCATCTCTAACCTTGAACAATTTAGCCTTTTCACTCATGCCTTACACCTCTGTAAAAAAATATAACGGTAGAGACAAGTAGTCGTCAAACCACTTGCCCCTACCTACAGGATCTCTGAGTCAGACGATTAGTCTTCTTCAAGGTCCTCGTCGTCTTCCTCTTCATCCTCTTCTTCGGCTTCCTCTTCCTCAGACTCATCTTCGGAAAGGGCTGCACCCTCAACCCAGCGGTTGTAGATGATGCCATCAACCATGAGCCGCCTAACTTTGCTCTGCTCCTCGAGCTTGCGGACTGCGGTGTTCACGGTTGCCTTTGAGTTGGCACCAATCTCCTCGAAGATCTCCTTCGTGGAGTACGCCTTATCGCTGTTCTCCTGGAGAAACTTCTCCACCTTAGGCTTCACGTTGGAGCCCCTCTCGCTGGTCGGTGTCTTTCCCTTTTCGAAGTCTGTTGCTGCTATGGGCATGCTTCTTTCACCTCTTTGTGTTTTTCCTTCGTCTTGATCATCGGAATCCTAACACATCACACTCGGTCTTAATCCCTAACCCAGTTCGCTTGTTCTTCATTCCGATGTTCTTGACAGTTTTCAAATACCAATCCAGATATATATACGTTGCTGACTCTCGCTCAACTTATTTATTCACATTCGGACTGTAGTAGCCGAACACTTACGCATACATACCGTCTTCACCAACTCTACTATCCTCCTTACCCACCTGCCCTTGTTCTTCCTCTTGTGCTTGCTCACGATTCCGCCTGCAATTCTCACAATCGCATTCACTAATCGCATTCACCTTGGAAAGCAACACATTAGGATCATTATCCTTCACCTTCACGTATATATCTCCCTTATACCAGAAAGCTCTGACTTTCCCTTCTGAATGCAACTCGCGTATTGCATCTTCAGCCTCCACAGGAAACATATTCGTCTCTTCTGCAAGCTCATGAATCGTATACACTTGCTCACCCTTCGTCATCTTCAGAAGTTGCTTCAGTGTCCGATACACTTGAACCTTCTTCTCCTTCGGCACCTGTTTGCGTGTTAAGCACGCAGTATCTTTGTCCACAGAGTTGTCTTTTTTCGACATATCTCACACCTTTCGCTGTGATGGTAGCATAGTAGGTATTCCTTTTCTCCCCCTCCAACATCCCCCTCTCGACATACCCTTTCTGCTCTAAGGCTCTAAGCCCTTGATGAACACCTTGGCGCCTTACCTTCAGTATTGACTCTAACTCCTTGGAGCTGAGCGCCTTATCTTGGTTCGCGTAAAGTACTCTCAATACATTATGCTGTATAACTTTTCGCTTAGGTCTTTTTCCTGCATCTTCGAAGTTCTCTGAATCTAATGGCAACATCTGTCACCCCCATTACACTCAATACACTTTTCATTGTCACTACGCTCACTCTCTTCTTCCTAGCATCAATTGTTCTTATTGTAGCCTCATGACAGCTCCCTTCAAGGATCTCATCCAAATGCTTCTTCATCTCTATCACAGTGGCCTCACTCACTTGCCGACCACATAACTTCGTCATCTCATTCTTCAAGGTCTGGAACGGTAATCCCACCTACATACCTCCTTTTATGATACGGACAACCTTCACACGGATGCAACACCCTACCCCTCATATCCTTACACCTACACACCCGTCTAACTATCCCAAACTCATAATCTTCACGCTCTTCTAACCAAGCACACGTAAAGCACTCTTGTCTAATGCCCATCAGCCCATCCCCAAATCATTTAAATCTCATACACAGTATCGGTCTTCGTCTTAGGCAGATTCACCAAGCCAATAGTCCCTAATACCACCCTCTTCACATCCTTAACATCGACATGGCGCTGAAACGGTTGCTCAAACCTAACAAACCCATTCTGCAAATTCGCCCGCCACCTCACTACCTGCCCATCAATCTTAACCGTACCTTCAGCAAAGCTCTCACTTTCACCCATGACCACGCTCTCTACGACCGTAGTCACGTACCATTCTCTCGTCAATTTCTTCACTCCCATATATTTTTCGGTGGTCTTCTTACCTCATCTTTAGGCATCTTATCAAACGGATTTAAAAAGAATACTCCAAACAAAAACAACACAATCACAATAAACGCTGCAAACTCCCATCTCTCCGTCTCCCAGAGTAGCACCATCGCCAACACCAACACACTCCCAACACACCATCTAGGATTCACCGTACTCCCGCCTCAGCACATATCTACGAACGTACTTAGGCCCTTTTCCTGTCCTCTTAGACCTGTATGCAACGACAATCTTATTTCTCGTCGCTATCTGTATCGCCTTCGTCGCATGATAACGGAACAGGCCCATCTCCTCCAGCCTGCGCCTCAACTCCGGATGCGATATCCCTTTGTTCTCCTTCACTATTCTCCTCACTAACTTGACACTGTTGTAAATACTGTTCAATTTTCTCCCTCACACCCTTCCAATACGTGATCCCATCAATCATCTTCTTTCTGACCAATCCCCTACTATGCAACGACTTTAGTGCCGCCGTAACTGCGCCAATGTAATCGATCGCAGTGCCTTCCTGTATCTCCTTAGTGGTAAATGCCCTATCCTCCATGACCAGGAACCCAAGAATCACTTCTTGATTCCTGCCCAATCGTTTACTCACTATGGCAACTTTTCTGCTATGGAATTCGCTTATGCTTACAGGCATGTTCAGACTCTGCCTTCAACTCGGCTTCAGTCTTCTTCTCTGGGCAATCAGGCGCACAAAAGATATATCCTTTGTCACATTTGCCAGTATGCTGATTCCGGTACACACAATCCGCATCTGCGTTGCCGAATTGCATTCCCCTTATTCTCCTTCGTCCCAATCAATACCCTCCTAATCTAAGTCATTCCAATCCATATACGGTTCACAATCACCGCTCTCACGATGCTCCTCGCAACCGTCACACATCCAATACACAGCCACCTTTTCGGCAGCCTTCTCAATCAAATTCATCCACTCTTCATACGTCCCACTGTCCCTCCACTCCTCCTTCATCCTTTCCCAATCAATGATGCCCTTGGCGCCAAGTTCATCCATCAAGTGCTTTGCGTGCGGCGTACATCCCGGATGACCATACACGCCCTCCCTCAAACCATTCAAAAGTACAACCTTCCCACACTTCGGGCAATCAAACCCAACGCCGCCTGTTCGTTCAGTTATCTCCTTCTTGATACGAAAACAGTTTGCTGGTGTCTTCGTTTCATGGAGTGCTTTCTTTAATTCCGGTATACTCATTTCCTTATAGTTCATACTCTACCTCCTTTAACAACAACATGTATCAGGAATACTCATCATCCACGCCACCCAGTGCTTGCCCCCATCATCAGGATCAGTAGTATCTAACGTCTCACCTTTCGGCACAACATATACATTAAATCCACCTAAGCAAAAATCAGACGGACGAGTATACACTCTCGCACCATCCTTCTTAGCCTTAGCCTTTATCATCTTCATATCACAATAATTACATCTCGTCAATTCACTCATCTATTCACCTTACCCTTTTCCGTGGTGCAGGGGTACTTGAGAAGAGAGGATAATACCATGGGTCAGCCGAACCGCCCATGTGCGCACAACCCCCACACCATCACAGAGGGCGAGAGGATGGAGCAGTATCTCTACCACTTTACCCACCCTCTCTATGTTTTTCATTCTCTGTCACTTCTTCTTATATACGGGTTCGAAGAACTCTGCACTCGGCAGTGGGCTCAGATCCATACCAGTAAGAACCGCAGCTTTAAAGTGACATATGGTCTTCATGCTGAAGCCACCATCCCTCATGCTTTGGATCTTATTCTTACTTGTCGTGTAGAAAGTCTGGAACTTCTCGGAGTCCTCTTTCCTCACCCGTACTATCCAGTAGTCCCTCAGAGCCATAGACTCACTCGACCGTTTCAAAGGTGACCTTGATCTTCTTCGGTTCACCTTCGAATGCATTCTGGTTCACGTAAAGAGTACCGACGAGATTCTCATCGCCATCCTCCTTGAACCTATACATTCGCTTAGTCGTTTTGTCCAAGCTCAGAGTAACTTCTGTCTTTTTATCCGACATTTTTGTTCACCTCTGGTACATACCTTATGTACTATCACTTACATTAATCGAGACATATGGCATCCCACCCGGGAACATTCTCCACATCTCTCTGGGCTTCATCCCAACTAACTCCTCCTTAGTATACAGTACATCTTTCATGATCTCTGAAATCCTATTCGCATCTATCATGCTTTCACCACTTCTGGCTGCTCACTCCGCTCGTCAATAGTATTCTCTACTATGATATGATATGGACTTACTGTGAGGACGTCACTACGAGGTCCTCTCTGTAATGGAAGCCGTCTTGCCGTGCATATGATTATATTTTCATATATCGTAATAAAGACCTCCTCAAAATATCCTAAACATCCTGTTGCAAATCCCTGCAGTCAATACAGCGCCTCGCCAACTCTTTCAAGTTCTCCTCAACATCAATACTCTGCACATTCAACTTATCCTCATACTCTAAGGGACTCTCATGATTCATGCCCCTCAGTATCATCTCTTCAGCTAAAATATCATGGCGCCTCTTTATCTTATCAGTATCAATAAGGCCATTCTCTATGTATCCATCGATACTCTTCCTCTGTCGAATCGTACCGACAAACATATGCATCTCCACATGTTCACCGCGCAAATGCACATCGCACAACACTTTCGGATCTACGCCCCACATTCTCATTCATATTCCCTCATATCTTAATTTGCACGTAATTCTATGATCCTTTTATATCTGTGCTGTTTCCCATATCTCCAATTCCTTCTTACAATGCGGACAGTACATTTATTCTCTCCAGGACATCATTGCTCTAAATACTCGCCTATGCGTTGCATTATATGCCAATGAAACACGGCAATCCTTACAATGATAAGTTATAAGTGCCCCACGCACCATCTCCTTACCACACACAGGACAAATCATTGGTCCACAAACTCCGTACTCCCACAGTTTGGACACTGCTTATAATACTCACTCCCGCCCCTACATACCGTGCCCGCATCTGCCTCATCCAGTATCATTCCACAACGACTACACTCAATATCAGCCAAATTTTTCCCTCCTATTACTCAAATCCTCATCCTATTGATCTTAGCCTTCTCCAAATCACTCTCTATGATCTTTAAACAGTTACCGCAATTAACCTCACTCACTATCCCAGTGTAACGCTTCGTTACCACTTTACAATACGCCTGCGCCCTAACACCTTCCTCATCAGGCACAAACGGTGTGAAGTGCACAGTTGGTGGACTATCATGTTTCCTTTTCCCCTTTACCATGATATCACCTTTCTTTGTTACTCAATTACGCCGTTGATACTCGTTTTGCCTCGACATACCACCGAGAGTTTATCCCGTTTGCTTTTGCGTTCCCATTCATCATATCCACATAATCCAACGCCCGATCCTTTTTTGTAAATACCCGCTTTACTTCTCTCAATGAATCATCACCACACCATCTCAGGTTCCAGGTCAACCACACATACATCCGTATCACCGTTCCTTGATTAACTAACGGAGTCGGCAAACGCTATTGCCATTGTCTTGGCATCATCCATAGTTCTTGCAGTAAACCCAACTGGTAATGATACATCATCTTCGGGGTGGTCTGCAAGATACTCATCTGTGTAGCCCGATGTGGTCACACAGTCACCTTCTTTGGCAACATCGCCCACCGTAAATCCATGTATGGCTCGGTGGCTCCATCCATACCATTTACCATCCTTTTCGGAATAGCCTATGCTACAAACCTTACTCCCTGGCCTCTTTTCCGGCCTGATACCCCACCTATGCCAAAGGCGATAGGCCCAACGGGAATCACCAATGTATTCCCCCTTGAGGTTATATGCAACGGTTAAGGTTATGCCAAAGGTCGCTTCCCGTCTTAATATATATCCGGCCTTCTTATATACCCGAACCCATATAATCTTTGCATCATCATACACACTCTTGAAGTCTATTTCTATTCCATTTCGCTTCATTTCAATCACCAACTTCGTTTGCTTTATTCCTATTGAATAATACGGCAAGTGGAGATACTTCTAATCTTCTGACTCTCACCATTTCCTCAATCTCGGTTCCATCGAGAATCATTTTTATCTCCGGCCTACCGTCCCAGAGTGAAAATTTATCGGTCTGTCTATTATATGACCAATCACAGCCCATCGTTCCATCGCTCCTTTTTCCTCGATCCCCATCCCCAATACGCCACACCATCCCTCTCATACGCCTCCACCATTCCTAACGCCCACATATCCCACACCAACTTCTCATCTACCTCCTCTCCAAACTCTTCTCTCAATTCCTCTACAGAATAAGCCAACCTCCCATTCCCCCTCAAGAATTGCCTCACAGCGGCAGCCAATTTGCCCTTCTCCTTCACCACATGCCCATACCCAATTACAACCACCACACTCACTCCTTTAAATGATCTTCTAATTCAATCACTCCACTATATGATAAACTCCAAGATTAGGATTCTTGTAGGCATACTTCGCCGGCTCCTCCACCTCCTCACCCCTGGCCACTCTCACAGCCACCTCAGCCCATATCTCAGCCAACGGC